AAGAATGTTTCCGTATGCGAGACATGCTTAGTGAACAAGTTGGTAAAGGAAGCGGATACTTTAACCTATCCAGTCAAGCAGTTTGTATACAAATAAACGAGGTTGATATATGAAAGTAGGATTTACCTGTAGTACATTTGATTTGTTACACGCAGGACATTTGATTATGTTGCGTGAAGCAAAAGAACAATGTGAATATCTTATATGTGGATTACAAGTTGATCCTAGCATAGATAGAAAAGACAAGAATGCACCAGTGCAAACTGTAGTTGAACGCTACACTCAACTAAAAGGTGTTGAGTATGTAGATGAAATTATTCCGTATGGTACTGAAAAAGATTTAGAAGACATTCTTAGTATGTACCCAATTGATGTACGCATACTAGGAGAAGAATATCGAGACAAAGATTTTACAGGCAAAGACATTTGTCGTAAACGTGATATTGATTTACACTTTAACAAACGAGACCATCGTTTTAGTACAAGTGATTTACGGAGAAGAGTTTGTGAATAAATTTATATTTGATGTGGACGGAACACTTACACCTAGTCGTCAAGAAATTGACGGAGACTTTGCTATATTCTTTGGTAATTTTTGTGCTGAAAACGATGTGTATCTTGTAACAGGTAGCGATAAAGAAAAAACTATAGAACAGATAGGTGAAGAAATATATAGCCTAGCTAAACGTGTTTATAACTGTTCAGGTAGTGATGTTTGGCAAGGTGAAACACATATTAGATCTGATAATTGGAGAATTCCAATACATGTTAAGGCTTGGTTAGAAGATAAACTAGAAGAAAGTAGTTTTCCGTTACGTACAGGACTACACATTGAAGAACGCCCTGGCATGGTTAACTTTAGTGTTGTTGGTCGCAATGCTACAATGGGCGAGCGAAAACTTTATGTGAAACATGACACACAGATTGGCGAAAGAAATATTATTGCTGATTTGTTTAATAACGAATTTCCTGATCTAATTGCAAGACCAGGCGGTGAAACAGGTATTGATATTTCACCTAAAGGTGCAGATAAAAGCCAAATCATTTACGACTTTGATCCTAATGATGTATTATATTTTTACGGAGATAGAATGGATATTATGGGTAATGACTATCCTTTAAAGAAAGTTATAATCGATAATGATTTAGGATTTGCTATTGGAGTAAATGGATGGAAAGATACATGGAGTAAATTAAAATGCATATAATGTTAACAGGACATAGAGGTTTTATTGGAAGTCAATTATTAAAAAGACTTAAAAAAGAACATAGTGTTGTTGGATTTGATTTACAAGACGGACAGGATTTATTTGACTGTGAACTTAGAGAAAACTTTGATCTTATTATACACCTAGCAGGTAAAAGCGGAGTGCGTCAAAGTATAGAGGATCCTGCAGGATACTGGCGTAATAACGTCGAAGTAACTAAACGCTTACTTGAACGTTACCCGGACACAAGGATAATGTATGCAAGCTCTAGTAGCGCCTACGAGCCCGATTTGAACCCTTATGCGGCATCTAAGTATTGTATGGAAGAAGCCGCGTCACGATACCATAATACATTAGGTATGCGTTTCCACACTGTATATTCAAGTAACCCTCGCAAAGGAATGTTCTTACAAAAACTAATTGACGGTGAACTAGAATATACTACAAATCATTACAGAGACTTTATACATATTGAAGACTTGTGTGATGCAATAATGCTATTGGTTAACAATGGCAAATATACAGGAATTTTAGATATTGGAACAGGAAACCCTGTTAAAGTTTCAGACTTCGCTCCGGATCTTCCTGTACTTCTAAATACCCCAAACGAACGTAATTGGACTTGTGCAAATACAGATCGGATGAAGCATTTGGGCTTTAAACCTAAATACTCTGTAGAAAAGTACTTGACTTCTTACACAAAAGATAATATAATAAAACTTGAAATAGGAGAACCCACATGAAAGACATCTTACAAGACATCGTTGCACATACACACGCACTAGGATTTTTGAACTTAGTAAAAGTAAGCAACGACGAAAGCACAGCAATTGACAGTATGGCAGAAGACCGTAGTGTTATTTTAAGTGCAGAAACAAAAACACCAGTTGCAGAGTTTGAAGGAACATTCGGTATGCCTAACTTAGATAAGTTAGCATTACATTTAAAGAATCCAGAGTATCAGAAAGATGCTAAGATTGATGTAGTGAAAGCAGATCGTAACGGAGAAATAATTCCTACACACATTCACTTTGAAAATACAGCAGGTGACTTTGAAAACGATTATCGCTTTATGAATAAAGCAATTATTGACGAGAAACTTAAGACTGTTAAATTTAAAGGTGCAAGCTGGAACGTTACATTTGAACCAAGTATAGCAAGTATTGGAAGAATGAAGTTACAAGCACTTGCACACACAGAAGAACCTACATTTAATGTTAAAACTAAAGACGGAAACTTAGTTTTCGGTTTTGGTGATGTAAGTACACACGCAGGTGAGTTTGTATTCCAAGCAGGAATAGAAGGTACACTAGGACATACTTGGAGTTGGCCAGTAGCACAAGTACAAGCAATCTTAGGTCTTGACGGTGATAAAACAATGAGTATCAGTGATCAGGGTGCAATGCAAATTACAGTAGACAGTGGTATGGTCAAGTATGATTATATTCTGCCAGCACAGAGCAAATAATATATGAACTACGATTTTGTAGATTATCGTTCAGACATACAGTTTATTATACATTGTATTGGATTACAAGGTAAAGATATTGTTGGGGCAGAAGTAGGATTGTTTAGAGCAGAAAGTTTCTGTACTATCCTACAAAACTGTCCTAATGTTTCGAAACTCTACGGAATTGATAACTGGAAACCTTATACTGATTATTTAGGTATAGGTCCAATGGAAGTTCAAGAAAAAGATATTGATCTTGTTAAGTTTCAAGCATACCATAACTTTAAATGGAGCGGTGAAACAGATAGAGGTGTAATACTTGAACAAGATAGTAAAGATGCTGTAATGACATTTGATGATAACAGTTTAGACTTTATCTTTTTGGATTCGTATTTGGCATATGAGCAAGCCTTGGATGATCTAAATACCTGGTACAGTAAAGTTAAGCCAGGCGGATTATTTGCAGGTCACGATTGGAATACTATGCAAGTAAAAGAAGCTGTAACAACTTTTAGAAAAGATAATAATATTGAACAGAATATGAGTTGCTACGGTGACACATGGATATGGAAAAAAGATGAATAAAGATTTAACTGCAACACAAAACGACTATGCACATTTTTTGCCTGCACTTAGTGGCTTTTATGCTACGTATGTAGGTAAACAACGTTTTGATGAATATGTAGACAAAGCACGTATTCCAAGCAACTTTGTAAATGGTGTTGAAAGTTTAAACTATCTTAATAAAAACGAAGGTGCGTTTACTTATAAATGGAGTCTTTACTCTGCAGGACATGCTGACTTAGATACAAATAAAATTGTACCTAAAGAAGATATGGTGCGTAATAGAGATAGAGAAAACACTTGGTTACTAGGTGACTCAGGTGGTTTCCAGATTGGTAAAGGTGTTTGGGAAGGCGATTGGAAAGATCCTAATTGTCCTAAAGCACAAAAGAAAAGAGATGGTGTTCTTCGTTGGATGGACGCTTATATGGACTATGGAATGATACTTGATATTCCAGCCTGGGTTGCACGTTCCCCTGAAGGTGCAAAAGCAACAGGCATTAGTACATATGCAGAAGCAGTTAAGGCAACACGCATTAACAACGACTATTGGATGAAACACAGAACAGGTGCTTGTAAGTTGTTAAATGTTTTGCAAGGCGAGAATCACACAGACGCTGATGACTGGTACGAGCAAATGAAAGACTACTGCGATCCAGTTAAATATCCTGATAGACACTTTAATGGTTGGAGTATGGGTGGACAGAACATGTGCGATGTGCATTTGGTTCTTAAACGCATAGTTACATTGTATTATGATAACCTACTACAACAAGGTGTACACGATGTAATGCACTTCTTAGGCACAAGTAAACTAGAGTGGGCTACACTACTAACTGATATACAACGTGCAGTACGTAAGAACTATAATCCAAACTTTATGATTACATTTGATTGTGCTAGTCCTTTCTTAGCAACTGCAAACGGACAAGTATACATTCAAAACGAAACACCTGATAGAGGCAAGTGGACTTATCGAATGGTGCCTAGTGTTGACGATAAGAAGTATGCAATTGACACACGCACATTTAAAGATGCAGTACTACAAGATGGTATCTTTAAAAACTTTGAAGACTCGCCTGTAACAGACGGAATGCTTGTAAAAGATATTTGTATCTATAAACCGGGTGACCTAAATAAAATAGGTAAAGAAGGAAAAACATCGTGGGATAGTTTTTCGTATGCGATCCAAATGGGTCATAATGTATGGAGCCACATTAATGCAGTTCAAGAAGCAAACAGACAATACGACAATGGAGTCATTCCGAAAATGCTTGTACAAGAGCAATTTGACAGGGTTTTATTTAGAGATGTTGTGGAAGAAATATTTGCAACTGGAAGTAAAGAAAAGTCGTTAGAACTTATAGATAAACATTCAAAGTTTTGGATGGCTATTCCAGGTACACGAGGTGCTGTCGGTAAAAAGACAGTTAACTCTAGTACGTTCTTTGATGCACTATTTGAAGTTGACGATACTGTTGTTGAAGAAGATACACTAGACGAAACTAAGTTGGAGGAACTAGAGGATGAGCAATTATGATAACGATCAAGATAAAATCAAAGCGAGGTTGTCCGAATTAGAACGGAAACATAAAGCTCTTGACAATGAGATACAAATGCGTTATAATAATGTTACAATTGATGAACAAGTTCGAAGAATGAAAACTATGAAATTATATTTAAAAGATGAAATTTATAGATTAAATGCACAACTAGTACAGGCAAAATTGAGATGAAAAGAAATTACGAAAATGGTATAAAAGAACAGGTTATGTTTTTTACAGGTGTAGAAGTTGAAAAAACTCCTGCTTATGGTTTAAAGACTCTATTTATTACAGGTACACATCCATGTGATGTTATACAAAAGCATTATGACGATGAACAATGTGAACACATCTTCTTTGGTGCTAATCATTCGTTTGAACCATTAAACGAACAAGAATGGACTAGTTGGGAAAGAATGATCAAAGCGTTCTTAGCCGCAGGAAAACTTTGTAGTTTAGATATTCCAATTAGTTACTCAGAAGAATTTCTCGATAGCGGTCTTACTGAATATGAAAATTTTATCCCACAACTACGCATTCCTTTGCCTTATGCAAAACTGTGGAACTACAACACTATGTTGAAGATTGACGATAAAGACTTTAAGGCAACTAACCCTGGCGTTTGGTGTCATAGTTTGCACGATTTAATGGATAGAGAAAAATTCACTGATTGGACAAAATATGGCCTTGACAAAGTGATAAAGTGAGTGTATACTAATGCTACAACAAGAAAGATATTATGAAGGTATGGTACGTATGATGAAAGAAGAAGATAAAAAACTCTATATGGAGAATAAGGTAAATAGATCTATATGGGTTACATTCAAAAAAGAGGGTATACACAAATACCCGGCGGCGCTCGAAGATCCGAAATTAGCAACTGGAGACTGGGATGATGTTTCGTTTCTTGGTTATCCTCATCGTCATATTTTCCATTTCAGGGTGCAAATCCAAGTGTTCCACGACGATAGAGATATCGAATTCATCCAGTTCAAAAGATGGCTCGAAAGACTCTACTCAGGAGCCAATTCAGGAAACAATAATCAAGGAAGTGAAGAACAGAGCTCAACCGACTCTGACGTGCTCCTTTTAGATTACAAAAGCTGTGAGATGATTGCAGATGAATTGTATGAAAAGATTAACAACAAATATCCAGGCCGGTTTGTTGAAATTGAAGTTGCCGAAGACGGCGAAAACGGCTGTAACATAAAATATCCAACTACCCTCTAAATGCTGTTAAAAGGAATAGAAAAAATGGCAAATTTTGATCGTGAAGTATATAATACGATTTTTAATGATATCGATACTTTTAAAGAGTTTTGTGCAACTGCATGGAACTTAGGTTTCGAAAGCGGATTTAAGTTTGATGAAAAGAACTTATACAACAGTAAAAGCTACGAATGGAGAGCTTACCAGAACTATTTAAAATATGGCAAACCACCTAAGCCTCGTGAACGTAAACCTGGTGGACGATTTAACCGGAGGAACTAATGACTATTCATATTGTAGATATTGAAGCAGTAGACACACGTTATACTAAGCAATGGAAAGAGTATCTTCCAAAGCAACTTCAACGAGCTACAAACGAAGACGTAAATGTTATTAGTGGAGGAGAGACGCCTCAGGCTACAACGCCTGGTGCATTTCTTAACTTTGGAGGAACAAACGTCTACAAAAGTAAACAATTAGAAACTATTGGAGAAATGTTTTGTAATGGAACTGTTAAAGATGGTGACTATTTTCTCTATACCGATGCCTGGAATCCTACAGTTATACAACTACGCTACATGTCAGAACTACTTGGTGTTGACATTGCTATTGGTGGTCTCTGGCATGCAGGTAGTTATGATCCACAAGATTTTCTAGGCAGGCTTATAGGAGACAAACCTTGGGTAAGACATGCTGAACAATCAATGTACGAATGTTATGATGATAACTTTTTTGCAAGCGAGTTTCATATTAAACTGTTTGCTAAAAGTTTAGAGATTGACAGTTCTAAAACACATCGAGTTGGTTGGCCTATGGAGTATTTAAAGAACAGTTTAGATAGTTACAAAAACATGGAGAAAAGAGATTTAATTTTATTTCCGCATCGTGTTGCTCCTGAGAAACAAATTGAAATTTTTAGAGATCTAAAAACACAATTACCGCAATATGATTTTGTAGTATGTCAAGAACAACAACTAACTAAAAACGAATACCATAATTTGTTAGGCGAAGCTAAACTTGTGTTTAGTGCTAACCTACAAGAAACACTTGGTATTAGTTGGTATGAAGGCGCACTAGTAGATACTATTCCTATGGTTCCTGATAGACTTAGTTATAGTGAGATGGCATTGCCTGAGTTTAAGTATCCAAGTGAGTGGACTGAAGACTATGATGCTTACTTACATAATAGAGATAAAGTAGTTGCACAAATTGTTGAGTACATGGAAAACTACGAAGACTTTATACCAAGCATTAGTAAACAAATTAATAAGCTACATAAAGAATTTTTTAGTGGTAAAGAACTTTACAGGGTTATTGCAGATGAATGATAATGATGACACTTATACTTTTTCAATTGAAGGTGCAACTGTAAGCGGAAATAGCACTTGGAGTAGTACATATGATACATATGATTTCGGTACAGTGTCACCTACTACTATTACACTTGATGCACCTATTGCCGACAGCAATATAACATTTGATGTTGATAACATTAATATAATTGATATATCTGAAATAGAAGATATGTGTACTGAATATCCTGCATTAGAAAAAGTATGGCGTAACTTTAAAACACTGTACGATATGACCTTACAAGATTACAAAGGCAAACAAAAAGAAAGAGGCTTCGATGATAAAATTCCTTTCTAAACTAATGGACAAACTCGGAAGACGTAGAGTAATTACAGACAGAGACGGAAAGGTTCCATACCTTATTCGTTATTACATATTTTTAAAAGAACGAAAGAACTTTCCTTTTAATATTACACTACACAAAGTATTAGTAAGTGACGAGCCTATACTACATGATCATCCATGGAGTTGGGGTGCAGTAATTTTAGCTGGAGGCTATTGGGAACATACTCCAGAAGGTAAATTTTGGCGTGGTCCAGGCCATATTAGATTTAGAAGTGCAAGAGATTTGCATTGGTTAGAACTTGCAAAGGACAAAAATGGAAATGAAATTCCGTGTACAAGTTTGTTCTTTATGGGTAAAAAAGCACAAAGTTGGGGCTTTGTTAAAGATGGTAAATGGATTAATAACGAGGATTACTTAAATCAATGATTAAAAAACATTTTTACAGTTGGACTGATGTAGAACGTATGTGCGTTAGTATTACAAATCAAATGTACAAAGAAAATTGGCGTCCTGATTACATTGTAGGAATTACACGCGGCGGCAATGTACCCGCTACTATTATCAGCAACATGACAGGCATTCGTTGTGAAGCACTTAAAGTTAGCCTACGTGACGACAATAGAGAAAGCGAAAGCAACTGTTGGATGGCCGAAGATGCATTTGGATATCCGCATAGTGATGCAGGTAATAATAAAAAGAACATTCTTATTGTAGATGACATCAACGATACAGGTGCTACATTCAATTGGATTATGCAAGACTGGGAGGCAGGGTGTTTGCCTACAGATCCTCATTGGCATCGTGTATGGGGCAATAATGTAAAGTTTGCTACACTTACAGATAACATGGCCAGTGAAGTACTTGTGCCTATTAGCTATACATGTCACGAAATTAACAAAGCAGAAGAAGATGTTTGGCTTGTTTATCCTTGGGAAAATGTTGCTGAATATGCGTGATGATTTAATGGTACAACAACAAGTAGCAAATGTATGGCAACATATGGTTGGTGTTATTTGTTTGAATTGTACAAACCGTAAACAAGTTAAAGCAGTACTACCTACATTCTTTAGCAAGTGGAGTACACACGATAGTTTTGTACACGCAGGACGTAGAGAAATTGAAGAAGTAATTGCTCCTTTAGGTATGAAACACGTTCGATCAGAAAGATTGTATCGTATGAGTGAACAGTTTAAAGATTGGGACGGAGAAGATGCTACACAACTGTACGGAATTGGTAAGTATGGAAGTGATAGCTATGAACTATTTTACAAAAAAAGAGTGCCTGATAATATAGGCGATCACGAATTAAAGCGTTATGTAGAGGAAGAGTTTTATGAAACCGTGGACTGAAATATTAATTGATACAAAAGAATTTACAGTTTACAAAGATGGCTATCCAGTTACAGAAGGACATGTACTATTTGTACCTAAAGAAGAAAACTGGCAGTCTATGACAAAGTGTTTCGAAGCCGCATATAAATGGGGCTACGATTGGGTTGAACGTGGATATTGTGATGCGTTTAACATTGGACAGAATGTAGGAGAAGCGGCAGGACAAACTGTTATGTATCCACATGTTCATCTCATACCTCGGCGCAAGGGTGATATGGAAGAGCCACAAGGAGGAGTGCGTCACGTAATACCTAGCAAGGGAAACTACAAGAAAGGAACTTATGTTGAAACAGCAAATGATTGAAGCGGCAAGAAAACATGCCGAAGCAGAAGTACTATTGCACAAAACTAATATTAATGTGTATATGGAAAAGGTTGTTGGCATTGGCGAACATTCAGATATTATTGAAACTATTCAAAAAGAACTGGATGCTATGGCTACTGCGGACGATCGTCTTGAAATGTTGAACAAATATTTTAATGACTAGATCACTATTCTTAGGAGATAGCCACAGTCACGGTTACGCCGAAGTTAACGGCGAAGTACAATTTTGGAAGGATAATAATTATGCAGAATTATATTCCGACCATAATAATAAACCTGTGGCTATCTACAGCATTCCTGGAGGATGTAATAAAAAATATCCAACTTGGCTTAAAGCTATGTTGGATTATTATGACGACATTGACGAAGTTTTTATACAAGCAACGTATTGGAATAGATACTTAATTGCTTGTAGTCGTAATCTTGATGTCGGTGACGGTATAAAAGCAAATCATTTTAGTCGAGGACCTAAACAACCAGTGGCTACAGATGATCCTGAACACATTGATAGATGGACTGATGAATTAGTTACTGAAGAACATGCAGAATTAATCGAACAATGTCGTCCGGAAAACTTTGAACAATTTAAAGGATTTGAATATTCTGAAAGAAAAGGAATGACACACGATTGGGGTCCTTTTAAAGAAAAATATCAATATACTAAACTATGGCATGAATCAGTTACACATCTACAGTATCGAGAATGGTGTGCAGATTACTTGCTTATGGACTTTATCTGCACAAAACGTAACATACCTATGTATGTTTGGTCTATAAACAATAGAGTGTTTATTCCAGAACACAAAAATCTTTATGGTGATTTTACAAATACTACATTTTCAAAATCGAGTGCAGAGGCTTATTTGTTAGATAAGCATAAAATTAACATAGAAACGGACAAATATAGGTCTGATGGTGAGCATTATACTACTGAAATACATAAATTAATTGCTACTGATTATCTAAATTATGTAAAAAATGCTTGACATAGACCTAAATAAAGTGTATAATATAAACAATTACAGGCAATCCACTGCCTTAACATCGGAGAAGTAAATGAATAAAAGCGAACAAATTAGAGCAAAGTTAGAAGCGGCAGGTGACCGCTACTGGGCTGGCGATAATATTAGTCACGTATTAGAAGAAGGTGACAAACAACAGTTGATTGACGAGGCAACTGTAGCATTTGAACAAGTGCTAGATAAACTTGTTATTGATAGAAAGACTGATCCTAACAGTAAGGATACTGGTAGACGTCTTGCTAAAATGTATTTTAACGAATTGATGGTTGGACGTTACGACCCAATGCCTAATGCAACTGCATTTCCTAATCACATAGAAGATGGGTATAAAGGTATGTTGGTTGTACGTAGTGAACTTAAAAGTGTTTGTTCACATCACCATCAACCGGTAACGGGTGTTGCGTATATTGGAATCATCGCCGCGGACACATTAATTGGTCTGTCGAAATACACACGTATAGCACAGTGGTGTGCGAGACGTGGCACCCTACAAGAAGAATTAAACAATGACATTGCTAGAGAAATTATGAAGGCAACTGGCAGTGAGAATGTTGGTGTTTACATTCAAGCAACACACGGTTGTTGCGAAAACAGAGGTATTGGTGCTCATAGTAGTTTAACACAGACAACAGTACTACACGGAGCGTTTGCCGATGACGCAGGTACAAAGAAAGAGTTTATGGATAATATTAAACTACAACAACAATTTGCGGCAGGTGTGTAACATGCAGAAACTTAGATACTCAGAAGCATTTTATAGTGTACAAGGCGAAGGCAAGTTTGTAGGAGTTCCTAGTGTGTTCCTACGTACATTCGGTTGCAACTTTCGTTGTATGAACTTTGGTTTACAAAATGAACCTATGCGTGACGAAAAACAAAAAGCAGGTATTATTCGTAATGCTGAAGTACAAGGATTGCTTGATGCTGGTGTACACGAAACTACAAAAGAGTTTAACGACTTACCTATTATACATACAGGTTGCGATACTTATGCAAGTATCTATCCTGAATTTAAAAAGTTTAATAAGCAAGCAACTGTTGACGAAGTAGTTGAGCATTTACTATCTCTTACACCTAATGGTAAATGGGTACAAGATAATGGTCAAGACGTTCATTTGATTATGACAGGTGGCGAACCGTTGTTGGCGTGGCAACGACTGTACGTAGAATTATTCGAACATCCACGTATGAAAGACTTGAGGAATATTACTTTTGAAACAAATACTACACAACATTTACACGAAGATCTCTTTAACTATCTCAACGATCAGGACAGAATCCAAGTCACTTGGAGTTGTTCCCCAAAACTTAGCGTTAGCGGAGAACCTTGGGATACTGCTATTAAGCCTGATGTGGCTAGTGAGTATCAGTCTGTTACTGATAGCGACATGTATCTTAAGTTTGTTGTCGCTACTCAAAGCGACTTTGATGAAGTTAAAAAGGCTGTGGACACTTACAGAAGTGCCGGGGTGGAATGTCCAGTATATCTTATGCCGTTGGGCGGACGCAGTGAAGAATATGTTCTCAACGTTAAAGACGTTGCCGAAGCGTGTATGGCAGAAGGATGGCGATTTACCCCTAGACTCCACATTAGCTTATTCGGAAATGCCTGGGGAACTTGATAACTTACGAGAGTATAAAAATGCACAACACGAAAAGGCAATGAAGGCTAAAATTAACAAACCACTCGACGAACAGTTGAGAGAGAAAGGACTATTATGAGCAACTGGGATAAAATTAAAAAGGCTATAGGAATAAAACCTAAAATTACTAAAGGTGAAACTTCACAAGATCAACGCAGAGCAATTCTTGCAAAAGAAAAAGAAGAAGCAACTAAAAAAGGTGAAGCATGGGTTGGTGTGTTAGATACACAGGTAAATCCCAATAACATTAAGAACGGTTTCTTTGAGCTCGATTGGAATAATGAGTTTATTGAACAACTTCTTGATGCTGGTTATTCTGGTGAATCTAATGAACAGATTGTTGATGCTTGGTTTAGAACAATAGCAATGCAAGTTTTAGATGATCAAGGTGCTGATAAAAATAGAGATATGGGTTATATAAACGTTAAACCGCTTGATAAAGATAAAAGCGAAGTATCTTAATGGTTGACAACAGCCAGATCTGGTGCTATAATAACACTATAAATTACACAAAGGTAAGCTAATGGCAACTTATATACTAGTAGATACAGCAAATACTTTCTTTAGAGCTCGGCACGTAGTACGTGGTGACGTTGATACTAAAGTAGGAATGGCGTTACATATCACACTTAATAGTGTTAAAAAGGCATGGAATGACTTTGACGCTACACATGTTGTGTTCTGTTTAGAAGGACGTAGTTGGCGCAAAGACTTTTACGAACCTTACAAGCGTAATAGACAAGTTGCTCGCGATGCACTTACTCCTGCACAAGCAGAAGAAGACAAAGTGTTTTGGGAAATATTTGATGAATTTAAGGACTTCATTGGTACAAAGACTAATTGTACAATGATGCAACATCCGCAACTAGAAGCAGATGATCTTATTGCAGGTTGGGTACAGGCACATCCTAATGATAATCATGTTATTATTAGTACTGATGGCGACTTTGCACAACTTATTGCTCCTAATGTAAAACAATATAATGGTGTTAGCAATACAATTATTACACATGAAGGTTACTTTGATGATAAGAAACGTCAGCCTATTATTGATAAGAAAACTAAAGAGGCTAAGCCTGCTCCGAATCCGCAATGGCAACTATTTGAAAAGTGTATGCGTGGCGACACAAGTGACAATGTGTTTAGTGCTTATCCAGGTGTACGTACAAAAGGTACTAAGAACAAGGTAGGCTTAACAGAAGCATTTGCAGACAAAGACAGTAAAGGCTATAACTGGAATAACATGATGCTACAACGTTGGGTAGATCATGACGGTGTTGAACACCGTGTATTAGATGACTATCAACGTAATGTTGTGCTATGTGACTTATCTGCACAACCTGAAGACATTCGAGGCATTATTAATAATGTTATAGAAGATCACATGACTCCGAAAGACGTACAACAGGTCGGTATGCGTCTTATGAAGTTCTGTGCTAAATGGGATATGCAACGTGTAGCAGATCAAGCGGCACAATTTGCAGAGCCCTTAAACGCAAAATACCCCGACCAGGAAGAGGCAACAATATGATAAAGGCAAAATCAGTACTAAAAAATAAGTTTTGGATCATGGAGGACGATGGCGTAAAAATTGGTACGTTACATCGCAATGACGAAGATAAAAAGTACATGTATACCTGTAGTACAGGAACAACATTTTATGAAAACGAAAAAGATTTGAATACTGCACTAGGTAAAATTACTTGGAGTGCTGGTACTATTAGTGATAGTGATTCTCATATAAGTAAAGAACTATATGGATTTCCTACAAGCACTATTCCGTATAATACAATGTACGATGTACAACGTAGGTTACCATTGTTTACAAAAAGTTCTAAAAGTAAAAGCGTATATGCGGCAGGATATTACATTATTAAATTTGACAAAGGTTGGGTAAGAAGTTTTTGTCCTAAGAGTGTTACTATTGAAAAATATCCTTTTAAAGGTCCATTTAAAAACGATCTACAAATGAGAACGGAGTTAAGTAATGCCAATAGAACCAATTAATACTACACCTATACAACAGTTTATTAATCAAGTTAAAGGTGCTGATGCATCACAGCAAAAAGAAATTAAATTAGATATTGTTACTGCACGTAAACTAGCACTAACACTAGGTGAAGTAATGTCAAGAACAACAGGCGAACTAGAAAAATTTGTAAAAGAAAACGCACCTAAAGGCGAAGAGACTGTTACAATAAAGATGGACGCTGGCGGAAGTTGGAAATAACTGGTCACATAACCTAAAAAAGAGATAAATATATGCGTAGTTTATATTAAAGGACACGCATATGAGTAGACCAAAACCTACAGTGATATTAGAACACATTGATAAAAAGACCTACAAGTCTGAACAGGTACTAGAAGCAGAAGCCATCTGGGCAGTTTTCTTTAAAGGAAAACCTTTCAATTTAAAGTCGTTAAACATGATCACTAATTATCCTGGCCCTAAGTACAAAAAAGTATCTTTTTCAAACCCGGGGCATGCACATAATCTAGCAACCAAAATGAATGAGTTATTCAATACTGAAGATTTTGCTGTATACAAACTGACCACTGGTGAACTTACAGTCGAATGAGCTGGAAAGAAACACTTACCAAGGTCTTCTTAAAAAATTCTAATATTGCAGTTACAGAAGCAACCTTAAAAGAATACCTTCCTCTATGGTGGCAAAACACTAGAGAAAAAAATGAAGGCGGTCTAAGATTAACTGATAACGGCTATATACATTTAACTGAAAATCTTGACTTACAAACCTACGAAGTCCCCTTTCCAAAAGACTTTAAGTTAACAACCCAAGTAATAATATTCTTAGATAAATTTATTAATTGTCCGTATTATCTTTCATCTTATAGTATCATTGTAACTGATGAAAAAAAGGCTATGGAATTACACCTTTTTAGTGGTGATTTACGAAAATATGGATTAAATAAAGCACTCAAAAGACACGAGAATTAATATTTTGGTAGATTAGTGGTTGACTTCTGGACCTAATGATAGTATTATGTATATATTAAATGAGTACAGACACTACAACTTCTAGAGAGGCTAATATGGAAAACATCGCAACACGTACTGTCACACCTAATGGGGCTAAAAAATCAATTACACGAGCTTTTAAAAAGCAACGTCCAATTTTTATATGGGGTCCCCCAGGTATTGGCAAATCAGACATTGTACATCAAATTGGAGCATCTATGGATGCACATACAATTGATGTTCGACTATCACTTTGGGAACCTACAGACATTAAAGGTATTCCTTATTACAGTGCAAATGACAACTGTATGTCTTGGGCACCACCACAAGAACTACCTACTGCCGAAATGGCAAAGAAACATAAATGGATTATTTTGTTTTTAGACGAAATGAATTCAGCGGCACCAGCAGTACAAGCGGCCGCATACCAACTTATTCTTAACCGTAAGGTTGGTACTTATAAATTACCAGACAATGTTCTTATTGTAGCCGCAGGTAACCGTGATGCTGACAAAGGCGTTACGTATCGTATGCCAGCACCGTTGGCTAACCGTTTTGTTCACTTAGAAATGGCTGTGGACTTTGATGATTGGTTTCAATGGGCTGTAGCAAATAACATCCATAAAGATGTTGTAGGTTACCTTACTTTTAGTAAAAAAGATTTATATGATTTCGATCCTAAGTCACCAAGTCGTTCTTTTGCAACACCTCGTTCATGGTCGTTTGTATCAGAATTACTTGAGGATGACGATGACGAAAATACAACTACTGACCTAGTTAGTGGTTCAGTTGGTGAAGGCCTTGGAGTGAAGTTTATGGCACACCGTAAAGTTGCTGGGCAGATGCCTAACCCTACCGACATTCTTGCAGGTAAGGTTAAGGAGCTCAACAATAAGGAAATCAGTGCGATGTATTCCTTAACAGTGTCTCTTTGCTACGAGCTTAAAGAAGCCTGCGACAAAAACGATAAAAAGTTTGACGACAAAGTTAATAACTTTTTACGTTTTGCTATGGATAACTTCGACACTGAATTGGTTGTAATGGGTATTAAATTAGCCCTCACACAATATTCATTACCTATCGATCCAGACGAAGTTAAGTGTTTTGACGAATTTCATGAACGTTTTGGCAAGTATATTACTGCCGCACAAAAGGCTTAACCAAAAAAGAGTAGGAGTTAAGTCTCCTACTCTTTACCAATCTTGGTTGACATTTAGCGTTAATGATCGTATAATTAATAACATAGCAAGGAGAGAAACATGAGTGCAGTAGCAGGTAAAAAACATTGGTCACCAAATCCAGACATTACTCCAGACGAACTGGAAGAAATGCGTGTTGATGTACTTGATCGTATTATTGTAGCACGAATTGGTCTACTTTTAAGACATCCTTTCTTTGGTAATATGGCAACACGTCTGCGTATTAAGAGTGCAGATGACTGGTGCCCAACTGCCGCAGTTGACGGTAAAAATTTATATTTTAACACACAGTTTTTTAATTCAATGGATAATAAAGAAATTGAATTTGTAATTGCACACGAAATTTTACATTGTGTATTTGATCACTTAGAACGTAGGGCTTGGCAAGGTCGTGACTTAGATCCTATGGTTAGTAATATTGCACAAGACTATATTGTAAATAATACACTTGTAAGAGATAATATTGGTACTAAGCCTAAACTAGTAGACTGTTTTCAAGACTTTAAATATGACGGTTGGACTTCAGAAGAAGTATATGAAGATATTTTTGAAAAGTATGACAATGAAGAACTTCAAGCATTAGGTGAACTTTTAGATGAACATCTTGATCTAAATGATAGTGATGCTGGCGGAGCACCTAATGAAAATGATCCTAAGAAAGATACAAATAATGATAACGGCAATAAGAGTGTAAAGGCACCAAAGTATTCGAAAGAAGAACTAAAGAAAATTAGAGACAGTGTAAAAGAAGGTATGATGCAGGCGGCACAAGCGGCCGGTGCAGGTAATCTTCCTAAAGAAGTTCAACGTATGATTACTGAGTTAACTGAACCTAAGATGAACTGGCGTGAGCTTATTCGTCAACAGATTCAGTCAACTATTAGAAATGATTACACTTTTGCTCGTCCTTCACGTAAAGGATGGCATACTGGAGTTATACTTCCAGGTATGAACTTTGATGAACAAATTGATCTTTGTATTGCATTTGATATGAGTGGTTCAATTGGTGGCGATATGCCTAGAGATTTCTTAAGTGAAGTTAAAGGCATATGTGACGAATTTAAAGAATATAACATTAAGATTTGGTGTTTTGACACAAGTGTTTATGGCGAACAAGATTTTGCTTCAGACAACGGTGATGACATTAGTGAGTATCAGCCTATTGGTGGAGGAGGTACTGATTTTGATGTGAACTGGACATATATGAAAGAAAATGATATTATTCCTAAAAAGTTTATCATGTTTACAGATGGTTATCCTTGGAGTAGTTGGGGCGATCCAGACTATTGTGATACTGTATTCGTAATACATAGTAATAGAAAAAAAGATATCCAGGCACCTTTTGGAACTACTGCACACTATGAAGCAAATGTCTAAAGCATTAAATCCGAATAATTTTTTTCAGATACGCAAACTGAATTTTGAAGCGCCGCATCTCGAATATATAGATCTGCCATTTACATATAATATTGAATCTAGTTTAGAAAAATGGATTACTAAGCATTGTAAAAACAGATTTTTTATAAAAAAGACTATTAGTGTAGGAAATAACCAAGAAACCAGCCTAAATTTTAAGATGCGTGTAGGATTTGAAGATCCTAAAGAAATGTCATATTTCGTTTTGGCGTGTCCACTTTTAAAATACAAGTAAATAATATACACAGTTAACGGAGGAAAAGAATGACTGAAGAAACAAAAGCCCCTCAAGTAGCGGGTACACAACAAGCACCGGCACAGCCAGAGGTTCCTGTAGAACTAACTATTCAGGACTTAGGCGTCATTAGATCAATTATTGACGTGGCAAGCCAACGCGGTGCGTTCAAAGCAAATGAACTAGAAGCAGTTGGTAAAACTTATAACAAACTAGAAACTTTTCTAGATACTGTTCAGAAAAAATCTGAAGAGGCTAAAGCGGCTCAAGAGGCCCAAGGAGAGAAGAAAAATGGCTAATATAAAACATGTAGGACGTTTAAAAAGTAACCAACGTAAAGTTGCAGTTGCTTTTCGTGTTCTACCAAATAACCCTAATCATGCACTAGTTGTAGACACTGCAAGTCTAAGTGATGCAGATCATGATAGTTTAATGAAGCTGATTGAATCTCCAGCAGGACAAGAGGCACACGAACTTGCTGAAGCAATGGACAGAACTTCATTACAAGATGGAGCTCGCATGTTACCAAGATTTCATGCTACTGGAAGACTTCAAAAGGTTCCAACTGATCAAATCGAAATGACACCAAACAATCAAACTGCAATTTTACTTTCTGAAATTAACTCAGCAGTAGCAGAACAAAAAGGTGTTACAGTAGCAGATCTTGCTATGAATGATGGCGGCAATCCTGCAAGTACAACTGAAACTGTAGGCACTATTAACGAAATGCCAAAAGCAAAAGATACTAATGTATTAGCAGAAGCTGATGCGGCACGTATTCAAGCACCATCTGATGGAGTGATCTCCGATGAAGATTTAGCGGCTAGTTATAGATCACAAGCTGACTCAATGTTTAAGGAAGCGAAAAGGTTACGTGAACAAGCTGAAGAGCTTTCACCGACCAAGAAGAAGAAAAAAGAAAACGTATAATTTTTTCTTCCGTAATTAAGTCGGGACGGTAAATGAAACGTAAAAAGTTTCCTGCAGACGTAATACGACAGTGGCCTGAAGTTTTCAAAGATGTTGACGTACACAGTGTTCCTATGGAATATATAAACACTATACACGTAGAGTTCAATAACGGAAAAGTTTGGGATATTGATTGTAAAGCCAAACGGAGTATATCTAAGGATAGCAACCATGTCTCTAAAGAAATCGAAAAATTATTCGAAGAGTATGGTGATGCTATTAAGGGTGTAGACTTCCGTATCGACAGTCGAAGAGTTAAAAAAGATATCCAGAAAGAAACCAAAAGGTTTCTAAAAAGACGCAAGTAATGGGACCTGAAGGAAGTAATTTACGAATATCCGAAAGTGGACAAGAGTTTTTTGTTTTAGATCAATTAGGTTATAAACAAAACGGATACTTTATTGATATTGGTGCATCCGACGGTGTTACTGCTAGTAATACTTTTATATTAGAAAAGTTTTATAAATGGCAGGGTGTTTGCGTTGATCCTAATCCTAGTACGCTAAAGAGCTTGTGTGGTGCAAGAGATAGCATAATAAGTGATCTCTGTGTGTACAACGAGTCAGGTAAAATACTACCGTTTAGATTTTTAGAAGACCAAACTCAATTTTTTGGATGGAACTTACGATCAGGTATTGAAGGTATTATTGAAGACCCAGGTGAAGATTTTGCTTATACTAATGTGTATAGCATCACACTATCAGACTTAATAAAATTATATAAGGCACCTCCGATTATAGATTATATTAGTTTAGATTGCGAAGGAAGTGAGTCTTTAATACTAGATGCATTTGATTGGTCAGTACACATTAACACTTTGACTGTCGAATTTGAAAACGAACAAAACCGTCAAAATATATTAAATATACTTGAAAAACAAGGTTTTCAGCGTCATATACGCTGTGATAATGAAGACTGGTACGTGAACAATACAATTAAATAAATGCAGGTAAGGCATAAATACATATAATAAAGAATCAGGAGACAAAGAATGTCACTACGTTTGAGAAGAGGAACAGACGGCGAACGTCTAGCTATAACGCCAGAAGCAGGCGAACTAATATTCACTACGGATACTAAAACAGTATACGTTGGTGATGGATCTACTGTAGGCGGTGTTGTTGTAAGTGCCGGCGGTGTTACTATTGAAGACTTAGGAGATACTAATATAGTATCAGTACAAGACGGAGATATATTAGGTTACAATTCTTCAAACAGCAAATGGGAAGCAACTAGATACGTTACTACAGATATTACAGGTAGTGTATTTGCTAAAGATTCAGGAGTGCTTGTAGACTCAGATGCAGGGTTAGTTACAGGTACAGTAGACACAGATAGTGTTACAGCGTCAGGAACAATTACAGCAAACGCATTTGTTGGTGATATTACAGGCACAGTTACAGGAGATGTAGTAGGTGACGTGACTGGTAATCTAGTAGGTACTACAACAGGATATCATACAGGTGACGTAAGCGGTAGTTTATTTGCTATTGATTCTAGTGTAATGGTTGATGCTATTAATGGCGATTTATTTGCAAATTCAACAAACACACGTGATGTAACGAACACACAAGGTACTTTAGTTTTAAGAGAATCTGCTTCTGCTGATAACAATAGAATTGAAATATCTTCTACTCAGATACAATTTATAGCTACAGGTCCATTAGTTGCTAATAACAACCATTTAAACGTTCAAAAGAACGATGAAGCACATAGAATCACTATAGGTAGAGCAAACACAGATAGTAGTGCTTTTACTCCTACAACAGAAATAGCAAGACGTGTTTTCACAAGTAAGCAAGGTACAGATGATTCTACAGCATTATTAACAGAAACTATTTCACAACAACAATGGACATTACTTCCTTCTCCAAACGGAACTATTGACTACACAAAAACAATACGTTTCCATAATGAAGGAAAATTAGGTATTAACGGAACAGTAAGTTCAGAGCCTGATGCAAACCTACATGTAACAGGTAATGCAAAACTTACTGAAGAATTGTTACTTGGTAATATGACGACTACAGAACGTGATGCATTGACAGCCGCTAACGGAATGATGTTGTATAACACAACTGATAATAAATTCCAAGGTTACGAAAACGGCGCTTGGGTTAACTTAATTTAAGACTATATTTTAGCTTGGTATGTATGTACTCAGCAGTGTCTAAACACCGCTGTATGACGCTTATATTGCGTCTAAGATACCATTAAATAGTACTATTTCTTCCAAAAAGGATCAGTCCATTCATCTAGCAACTTGCTAGGACGACTAATTTTCATATTAAAAATACTGTGGTTTATTAAATCACTGTATGCAGGATTACTTTCACCTGTCCAAGGCGCTCCAATACATAGCGTAATTTTTTCTTCATTGCCAGGTAATAAAGCATGTGGATGAGATCCATCTAGTATGTATGTGTGATAACAATCTGGTACATGGATATTATTGTGATTGCTATCTATAAAATAAAGTTTATCAATGTTTCCATTTAATACAATTCTAAATTTGTGTTGGCGCGAGCCTATTTCTTTTTCTGTGCTATCTAAATGAACGTTTAGTCCATGTCCGGCAGGAGTCTTTAATATTGTTACTCTACCTTCTGGAATCATCCAAGGAAAAATTTTTGTTTTCAAAATCCTTTGTGTATGGACACAGTTCTTAGTTGGATCAGTAAATTTGAAAACGCCGTCTTTTGTCTTTTTAGGATCTTGACCGCCTAGCAACCCTCCTGCATTATATACAGGTAACATTTTACAACCCCTAAACTCGTTGTAGTGCCAGTTTAAAGGACTTACACTTAACACTTCATCAAGCATAAGTTTTCTATCTTTATCAGTAATCTTTAGGTCTAACGCTGTAAATGTAAAATCCATTATCTTGTTTCCTAAACAAGTGCATAGCGTATGTGTTGTCTTACTACATCTGATGGAGTGCTATCTCTTTTATGAACTGTTTTAAAATTATTATACACTAGCAATTGGTTTGGTTTCCAATCATGCTTGTAAAATTTTGTGTTTTGCATAGCAGTTTGCAGTTCTTCTTCTAAATCTGTTTCTGTATATGCTTCACTAAAGAAATAATATTTTCCTGTGCTATCTTCTTTTACTAAAGGGTGTTCGGCTCTATTCTTCATTCTCCAAGCACGTTCGTGTACTGGTGAATCAAATTCGTAAGGATATTCTTCCTTACTCATATATTTTGTTATAGTATTCATACATCTTAGATTGCTCGCTTTATCTTGGAGTTCGGTTGTACTTTTATTGTAAGCATCTTGCATGTCTGCAAACCAGGTAGGACTACTGCCCTTGTCGGCTCTAATACAATACAATCCTACGTACGGATGACAATCTTTGCTATATGCTCTGTCCTGGTGCCATAGCATATCGTGTGCATGATTTAATCTTTTGCCATGCTCATCATCGTGTCCTATAGTTACACGCTTTCTACCGTACATATCTTGATCTAATAAATTGCCGAATAACTCTACAGTATCTTCGTTAGCATCATCAATCACATATAAACTTACAACACCACTATGTAAATCATTAATTACATCTTCGTTTATGTCTTTTACATTTATTTTTTTAATAAACTGTCTTTGTGTCATTTAATGTATTTCCTCCTAACCATACTATATATTGCCAACACTCATCACCATCACAAGGTGCTGTGCGCCACAGATCTTTTTCTAGTGTCCAACCTTTGTATTTACTATTGTGTTCCATACCTCTGCACAGGTTGCGTATACTTCTTGGATTTTTATATTCGCGACTAATAAAAAATTTGCTAATTCCATACTCTAGTTGGCAAAGTTCAATTTGTTGATCTGCTTGTTCGACAGCAAACGTACTCATTCCTTTTATATGGTATTTGTTTACTCTTAATCCAACTTGTTTAATTTTGTTGCTTATATAGTATTTACTAAGCAATCGTACTCCGCCATTATAAAAGTCTCGTTTTCTAGCTACACTTCCGCATATGCAATCTCCGTCATCATCGTAGGTTACGCTATAATATATATGATCAGGATTATTTAAATCTTCTGGCTTATAATTATCAGGCAACCTGTTTAACGGATTTAATAAACTTTCTTCGAAAAGTTTTACTAGGTCCTTAGGAAGTGTAGGTGTAGTCAGTGTCTTCATGCTTGTTTTAGATACTTGTAATTAAATGCAATACGATATAATAGTCGATCACCTTTAACAGCATTACGAGCATGGTAACTCATAAACTGATCGTTGATAATAAGATCACCTGTTTTCCAATGATGATGATACATATATTTCGGTTGGAATAAGTGTTTGTGTAAAGCACTTAACAAAGGCTTTGCTTCTTCAAGAGTAATTTCTTCACCAGTTTCTTTATTGCGTAGTTTACGCATGACACCAAAGTGTCCTGTATATATTGCTTTAGGACTGTTCTCTTGATCCCACCAGCCGGGAATTGTTCTAAACGGGTGTTGCACAATCAATGGTTTCCAACTACCTCTAACAGGGTTGAGTTCTTGTTTACCTTTACGTCCTGTGCTTTTTAAGTTACCTTCAAATATAGCAAGTAGTTCATCCATACCTTTGTTAAGACTGTCGTCATCAAATTGGTAGATGCTGTTGTCTTTATCAAACTGTGCCCAATATTCAAATTTGTCTGCTTGAGATTTTAGATCATCTGGTAAATCTACATATGCTTGATGACTATTCAAATAACTTGTTACAACTTGTTCTCCTGGTTTTACACAATAAAAAGCAATACAACTTTCAATAACATGTTTCCAGTGACGCCAATTTCCGTTGTTATGCCAACCTAATTCACTTTCAGGAAACAATCCAACAAACTTTCCATCTTCGTCCTTTTCGTTTGTAACTCTTGAAATACCAGGATATTCTTTGTGTTCAAAGTAAACATCAAAGCCTGCCTTTTTAGGACTATATAACTTTCCTATACTAGTTGCACCGTCAAGTAATTCTTGTTCATGCAAATTAGCATCCGGAATATATGCAATAATATCCTTAGGTTGGTTACGACACACTTCGTGCCAATTATCTGGATCTCTCATATCTAGATTGTATTCTATTGGTTTAAACATTTTTTACCTCTTTATAAGTTTTATAAACCAAGCACCAGGATCAAGTTGATACCAATGCTTGCCAATTCTCCAATTACGACTGTCGTCATGATGGTTTTTGTGCCATCCTTCTCCACCTGTTAAGATGTTAGCCATCCAAGAATTTCTTGGTTCGCCGCTTTTTGTATGTGGTACAACATTAACTATTCCGTAGCCATGGAATGCTAAAACTATTGGCATACAAAAACCAAATAGAAAAAGCATAGGATTTATTATTAATGTTGTTAATCCTACTAACCCAATTAGTAGGAAATAGTTTTTGTAAAAGAATTTAATACTTTTTGTGTTTAATCCTTTTAACATTCTTCTTTCAATTTGTATATTATTACCCCATGTGCTTGTATATACTTTTAAAAAACCTTTTATAGTAGGACTATGAGGATCTTTCTCAGAGTCTGTATATGCATGGTGCATTCTGTGTGTTGCCGCCCATGTCATTACAGGTCCTGGATTTGCAAACAAACCAATTATTTGAGCATACCAAGGATACCATTTAGGTGCTTCAAAAGACTTATGAGCAAAATATCTATGATAGCCTGAACTAATTGCAGTTGCGGCTATCCATTGCCACCATAAAAAACTAGCAACGAACATCCATAATTCCCCATACATTATAGCAGGTATTAAAGCTAAATGACAAATTATATGTATCGATAATAATTTAGATGTATTACTAAACTTTGTCATTTACTTTCCTTTTAGGTATTTTTGAATCTGCTGAACTGACACAACTCTTTGTAATACATGTCTTAGGTGTCTTAAATAGTTCGAAACCTGTTTCAATGTTGCCAAGAGGTGCATCATGGCACGAATAGCTTCTTTTTATGCTACCGTCTGGCTCGCGTATTATTAGTCCGCTGTAACCGGCGTTACACCGCCATCCTTCAAAATTGTTGAAATTAAAGGCATTAAAGCGTTCTGCTTGGTCCATATACCATTTATTACCTTTAGAATCTTCTAGTTCAACTTGCATATGCCAAGGAACACTTGCATCTGGTTTGCCTATTCCTTGAGGTACTTGGAATGACGGTTTAGGTCTACCTTCCCATTTCCTTTTGTTTTCTGTGTATGCACGTTGTGGCATTCCGTTGTATAACTTCTTAAGATCTTCTTCTTTATACCCGTCAACAATTTTAGAAGCAGTAGGGTCTGATTGAGGTTTGAGTGTAACGTTGATTCCTTGCTCGTGGAAGAACAGGGCGTTTTCCCAATCTCTTTCAAACCAGTCTGGAACCATAACTTGATTAATTGTAACTTGTACATCGTTCTCCTGACAGAAGATTAACTTGTCTGCAAAGTCTTGCATCTTCTCTTTTGAGTTTACATGTTCTGTATGCAAACTTGCTGTAATACTTGCTCTATGAAAGGGCTTTGCGTATTCAACATAAGTTTCAAACCACTTCATGTTTCTTGAACAGTTTGATGTCATGTGTATACTTGTGTAGTTTGTATTATCTACATCGTCGGCTAGGTGTTTTAATATTTCGAGATAACCTGGATGGAACGTTGGCTCACCGCCGGACAAGGAGAAGTGGAAACTGTTGAATCCGTTATCTCTTGCTTGGCGTTTGATTTCATCCACTGTTCGCAAGCATAGCTCAGTTGGCCTGTGATCTTTTCTGTCACTTCTGGCGTAGGGCCAACAGTAGGAACATTTGTAGTTACAGAATCTTCCGAGCAACCAACTGACAGTAAACAGGTCTCTATATAAGAGTGTCCTTTGTCCGACACTAACAATGTCGTCAAACGGGATTTTTGAGAAGTCATAATTACTCCATTTAAGTTCATTATTCATAGCTTATTGTAACACCAATTTAATACGTTGTCAAGTATTTATAGGTGTAAATACAGTATTATTAAGGATTTGATATGGATTGGCATCAACTTATAGAAATGAGACATACTACATTTGCATGGGATACTGAAAAAGTTCCTAGTAAAGAGTTAATTAAACAAGCCTTGCAAGAAGTATATTCACACATACCTAGCAAAAATTTACAATTTCCGTACCAGGTTAGACTGCTAAGGAATGACAATCCTGTTATAGCAAAAGAAATTATGACTATATGCCAACGAAATGCTCATGTAACTATTGAAGAAGATAGAGGTAATCCACAAGTGTTGGCTCCTTGGTTGTTAGGATTTAATAGTAGATGGGTAGGAGACTTAGAACGAAGATACGAGAAAGAATCTGACAGAGGAAAATTAGACGGGCTAGGCGTAGGTAAAAAACGTACAAACGATCCGCATGGTGATCAGGATAGAACAGAAAATATCGAGATAGGAATTTTTAGTGCATATGTTATGTTAGCTCTTGCCAACAAAGGGATACAAACTGGCATGTGTCAAAATATTTGTAAAAATAAAGAAAGAGCTGGAGAAATATTTAATATTAGTAATGACGATCGAGCAATGGAGTTTAGATTTATTATGGGTGTAGGGTACGGTAAAGATAGCAACATACATCATGAATACTACGATCCTCGTGTTGATAAAAATAAAAAGATTCCATTCCCTCCAACTATAGTTGAAGAAGTATATCCTAGACCTAACTTTTCAGATGTTATTATAGAGTTGTAAAAATACTCAAACCAATTTTACGAGTAATACCAACTTTCCTAAAATCACTAGCACAATGAAGTTGCAAACTATCAAATGCAATATAACTTCCTGGTATCCAAGGAAAGTATGATTTCATACTAAGACCTTTAATCCATTTTTCGTCTAAGTGTGTTAAGAAATCTTTACGCCAAATATCAGATATTCCTCTATCATTTATTCCTTCTACTTCTTCGTAACTTGTAATTGCTTGGTTGTAAGTAGGACTTTTATAATCTTCGCCGTTTAAAAACTTTGCGGGACCGCCATAGTAATACTGATCAAAAAAACATAACTTTGCATCTAATGGACTTGCGCCACCGATTACTTGTAAAGGTATTGTAAATGCTTTGTAACTGTTAGGTAACTCTCGTCCATCATCAATATGAATTACATGCGGCACTTCAGTATCAAAGATTTGTGCATTACGTACTTTAAAATTTCCGTATTTTTTACGCAGTGGTATAAGTAAATCATCTATAACGCCTTCACCTTCTTTTATATACAAACATTTAGGACCTGTAGGTTTTTCATCTACTTTGTCTTTGTGATTATTATAATGTTCTAATAATTTTTCAATGTCGTGTTCTTTTAGAAAAATAAATTGTTGTGTTGCCGGAGACTGGCTTTCTTTTATTTTATCAATTTGTAATTGAGTTCTCATTAAAAATATCCTCTAGTTCTGGAAATATTTTCCAGTAATTTTTGTTATGTAATTGTTCTTGCTTTTTATACCAGCTGTATGCTTTATCTAAATATTCTTTATCTCTACGTGTACCTATTTGACTACGTATATCATGTAAATGCTGTATGTATAAATGTTTTTGTTTTAATTTTAATTTCATAACATATTCAACAGCATCGTCTATATAACTTGTATATTGTTCAGGAAGTATAGCAGGGTGCATTGCTTTTGGTTCAGTTAATGTATTAATACTTAATCCCCATGTCTTTCCAAATGCATTCCAATCTCTATGCTTTTGAACTAACCTTGTAGCCCAGTCTAAAAATTGCACGTGATCTGTAATAGATAATGCACTCATTGTAGGTAACAAACCTACTCTAGTAACTGCTGGTTCACTCATAAGCCAATCTAAATTGTGTTCAAATCTTGCAAAATCTAAACCTTCTCTTATTGCTTCTGCTCTAATTCCTATGTTGTCAATGCTTGCATTAAGACTGTGTACTACATATGGATATTTTTTACATATGTCTATAAACTTTTGTACAACACTTGGTCCTAAATTTAGATTACTAATAAACTGCATTACACATCTTTGCTTTCGTGTGTTGTGAATATTTGCCAAGTATTCAACTATATCAAGAAATTCATCTATTAAAAATGTTTCTCCGCCTAAGAATGTGTATATTACACTTTCTTTATCTCCAGTGTTATTTTCTATATGTTTATACAAACTTGTAAGAGCCGCTTCTTGCCATTCTGCATCAGGCTCTAAAATAGGTACACCTAATTTTTTTGCCCATAAACTACTTACTTCTGGTATACAATATATGCATGTCTGATTACATTTACTAGAAAGTGCTATTTCAATTCTGTAGGAAAGATCATTTTTTAAATTAGGTGTTGACTTGTTTAACCAATTGTTCCAAGTGTTGTATTGACTATTAGGGTGGTTAGAGCTACAGGCTTCACAACCTTTAGGAAAATTATTATTTTTTATCCAATACTGTTTTGCTTCTGTTAGTTCTTTGCGGTCGGTCCAAAACTTTGGGTCTGAAATTTCTTCTATTGTAGGTGTTTCAAGTTGTTGTCTTTTACAACAATTTACAACTTCTTTTCTATGGATGTTTAAGTTTATGTCCGTCCATAACCTACTGCAAGGAGTAATCATTAGAATGCCTTTGTTATGCTCATTAACTTTAATACATTTTCCCAAGTTTTTGGTATATTCATTACAAGATGGATACTATCGTTTACCCAACTGTGTGTTCTATGAGTCTTTGTTGTGTCTACATAGTAAACACCGCCGGGCTTTATTGGAACTTTTGTGTGTTCCATTTCCCATTCGAATTCGTCTCTTGTTACATTCCAACTAGGAAATGCAACTACTCTAAAAGTGTCTCTTGTAAGTTTAGGATGATCTTTATGCGGAGGAAAATATCCTCCAGCATTTGCTTTAACTAACATTGTTCTACCTAATGGTTTCCAATAGTCTAATAATTCATGTAAACTAGGAAGCATATTATATGCTTCTGTAGGAGTGTTGAATTCTGTTTCGCTTAAACGTCTGCCAGCTTTTTTACATGCTTCTGGCATACTCAACCCTTCTTCCATAGAAGCATCAGGTAACCCAAAAAGAGATATTCCTTCTCTGTCGTTCATTATACCTTCTCTACGTAGGTACGGTACCCATCGGTCATCAAGTGCTTCAACTTCTTTCATAAATTGACTTGGATCTATTTTTATACTTAGAGGCTCCCAAAAACTAAGCATGCCTAATTGAAGTTCACACTTTAGATCTTCGTTACTAGGATCTAAAGACTCTGGATTGTCTAACCATGTTTGATAATAGTTTGCTTGTGTAGCTCTATTCGCAAGAGGTATTAAATTAAGTTGTTTACCGTCTTTATCGTATTTTTTATAGTCCATACTAATATTTATTAGCGGACCACGTTGTTAAACCACTTCTTTGGCTTTTGTCCTGTATGTGTGACACCGTCTTTGTATGTTGTAAAGCTGTGGTCTGTATTTGAAATACCTGTTCCGATACCGACGCTTATCATAGGTCTACCTATATAATCTTTGTTAAAATAAAATGTTTGATCGTTGAAAGTTACATTTATTTTTTGAAGATTAGAACCAAATCTATTCCAAATTTTTTCAGCATATTCATAACTTGTATTGTTGTCTTGTTTAATAGCCCAACCATCTACACAAGCAATTTGACAGGCATCGTATCCTAGTTGTAAAGTTTCGGAAACAAGAATACCAGCATGGAAAGAATTATTTCGTATTGCTTCTGTATTTTTAGAAATCTTAATATAACCTCTTTGTTCTTCTGTTAATATTTCATTTAGGTCCTGAGGAATTTTAATTTGAAAACTTGTAAACATATACGGAGCATCTTGTAACGCCGTAAAATACTCATTGTGTCCTTGGTATTTGTCATCTGTAAAATAAATGTTTTCTACTAACCAATTTTTTAATGCTTCATCTTCTGGTGTAAGCAAACACCAAACATGATCAATAGATCCTAATTGACTAGGAATGTATTGTATCATTTCTACTAGATTGTCTATATCCTGTTGTGCTGGAATGATACTACTGTCAAACGCTCTTACCGTCCACCTATTTTTCCATTTATTTAACATTAGCTCTTCTTTAAATTGCTGTGCTCAGATATTTCATTATATTCATTATCGTAAATGCCAGGGTATTCTTTATTTAAAATATCTAATTCAGGTATTGCTTCAAATACATTTGTGTCTCTGCTAAAATCTAATACAGCACTTTTTCTTAAAAAGTTTATAGCACCTTGTTCACTGTGTGGTTTCTCTAATTCGTTATAGAAAGTTTTTAAGTTTTGAGGATTATGCACAAAAGTAGATTTTTCATATCTTTTAATTTTTTTTCTAATTTCTTTTTTAAATTTATCAGGTAATACTTGTATGTTAAATGCTTTTGTAAATACCGGATTTAACGCAGGAGTAAATCTTTCATTGTCGCTTCTGTATAATTCTTTAAATTCTTCTAACATCTCCGGTAGCCTAAAAATATTATAACACCCTAAACTTATGATAGGACTACATCTAATATCAGCTTCAACTAACTTACGAATATTAGAACTAACTATTTTCCAGTCAGTTCCGTATCTAATCCATTCAGCCCTTGCACCTAGTTCGTCCACACTATTTTCAATGTACAATCTATCCTTCTTCCATTTCTTCCAATAGTCGATTACATTTTTTCCTTTATAATCTAACTTTAAAAGATTAGAATTGTATTTCATTTTTACATTATATTTTTTAAGATTATCTAATTTTTCTAATATGTACCAATGCTCGTCCATTACAAGTGGTTCGCCGCCTGCAAAATAAATTTTTTCTACATCATGTATAGCATCGTCGACCCAACTAATTTTTTCTCCAAAGTTTTCAACTTTATCCATAGCGATAGTATCTTCTTCCGATAATACTAATGCTTGCATTAATCGACTCCTAGCATTGTCCGACGTCATGCTTTTATACAAACGGTTTGCTTCAATTGTCCACCTACTGCTAAATTGTGGTGTACACATAACGCAAGTCATATTGCAAATATTACTAAAACGTAAATCCCAATACCGTATTTTAAAATCTGGCAGTGTACCATCTTCTTGAGTTGTAGGAATTATATCCATTACTTCGTCTGCATAGTTATGAGTGAAAGCCCATTGCCTAGGACTCTTTACACCAATCTTTTCATAATTTACACATTTATGACAAGTGTCCTCAGGCAATATACCATTAAGCATATCAACTCTAAGTTTTTTCATTTTGTCACCGTTAAATATTTCATCTATAGTTTTTTCTTTTACATTACCTAAGATTGTAGGATTTGCTCCACGCTGGTGACAACAAGGCACAACATCACCGTTAGGATTAATTGCTAAGTGTGACCAAGGATGTATACATAAACTAGTTGATTTTAATTTATAAGGGTTCATACTACTATTTAACTTCCTTTATTTTTTCAGATATCTTTTTGGCAATATGTTTAATACTGTTAATATCGTAATGGTACGGACTTCTGCCTAATCTATGCTGATCGTCTCCAACAACTTCTTCCCAATCAATTTCTAATAGTTTTGCTCTATAAGGACGCATCTGATGTTTAATACCTAGATGTATACCTTTTTGAAACCTGTGTACATCATACCAACTGTTTACATCAAAATGTTTTCCATTTGTAACTTTGTTTTTAAATATATGTGTAAAATTTCCAGTGACTGGAATATCTTGATAGTATCCTATCTTTTTGTTAATCCAACGTCTAGCTGGTGGAGTATACACTAATTGTATTCTATCCTCAAATAATCCTGTGACTAATTCAGCAAAACGTCTTCCCCATTCACCTTGCATATTCCAATTTTCTTTTTGATTCCAAAATCCTCTAAATACTAAGTCGTCATCATATGTACATACATTACGTTTATCGTTCAGTATATCTAATATGTTTTCAGGAAACTTTAATTTAGTAAGTTCACTTGCTGATTTTTCTTTGATTAGTTGCTTAATTAATGTTACATGTTCTTTATTGTATTGACAACGTGCTTCTGATTCTCTTGTAAAACTAGCAATTAGATAGTTGTCTTTTTTATTTGTTTTAGGAACTATATCAAAATAATCTTTGCTTACAATTTCTTTGTATATACGTCTGCCAAACGGATACTTTTTTGCATCACTTTTATTATACCATTTGTCAACAGCATCAGCAATATATCCAATAGGTGAAAACAAACTACCTATAGTAGTTGTATCTAATCTTTGAAATGTATGTTGCGGATATTTTTTAATTAGTATTGGTATAGTATCTTCTAATTCACATCCGCCCCAGAGGAAGAAGTTCATATATCCAACTCCGGAACTACATCTACTAAATTTTGATTTCGACTTTCGTCTAACTTTGCAGTATACTCTTTAAATGCATCTAATTTATTTGACCAATCTTCTGCCCACATGTAATCTATAATGCCTTGCACTTTAGGCAAATCTATATACGGTCTTAGTCTAAGGGCGGCTAAATTTTTCAAATCTTTCGGTAAACATCTTATGTTTAGATATTCAGGATGATTTAAAATATTAAAATATATTTTATGTTCATAGGGTAATGCCCATTCAATTAATTTATCTAAGTGTAATATGTTGTACATCTGCACTGTACAATGTATTTCAATAGTTGCGTTATAAAGTTTTCTAATATCCTGAAAGTTGCGTTCTATAGTAGCCCAGTTACTAGGATATCGTATGTATCTATCAAGTTCGCCTGTTGCATCAATACTACAATTTAATTGTACATGTTTAAACTTACTCCATTTCCATATTAAATCTTTAGGAACATTTGTAAGATTAGTGTTATACTTTAATTTTATTTTATGTGCTGTTTTATTATCTATAAAATAATCAAGCAATCTATGCTGTTCTTTAATAATAGTTGGTTCGCCACCTGTTAGATATATTTCATCGACTGTATTAGCAATGCTGAATAAATTTTCCCAAGTCTTTTCATCTTCAGGCCAATCCATATTACTTAATCGTTTATATTCACTTTCACTTAGAGCTTCTTCAACTAGATTCCATTCTTTGACCCACATACTACTTGCATACGGATTGCACATTCTACATTTTAAATTACATAAGTTGCCTAACCGTAAGTCCACATATTTAATATCAAAAGGTGCATCTACTGTATACTTAATATCTTCTTGCCATTTATGATTCCATGCTTGTCTTGCACTACGCACACCTGCATCTTCTTCACGGAAACATCTTGTACACATTTCAGGACGTTCACCGTCAAGCATTTGCTTACGTATTTTTTTATATACTTCGCTATTCCATGCTTCTTCTAAGTTATCTTTGTTTAGTTTAAAAGGGGTGCCATCTTCTTTGGTAATAAAATTTTGTCCAGGAATAGAGTTACAACACACACGAAGATTGCCACTAGCATTGGTAGCTAGATGCATCCACGGAAGTATACAAAATGTTTTACTCATATCTTTTAAACTCCGGTACTATGTCAAACAGATTAGTGTCTCTACTTGCATCTAATTTTTTACTAAATCTTAAAAACTGATCCCAGTTTTCAGATTTTTGTTCAGCAAGTAAAAAATTTAAATTAGTATTAATAAATCTTTCTATACGCTTTTTTCGAGAAGTACTTATATCGTATGTTTTAACTTTTTCTAAATATGCTTTGTATTTCTTTTCTGCTGTATCCTTTAATCCCACAGGCAATATTTGGGGGTTAATAAATTTAGGTGCCCATGCAATGTTTCCGTGTACAGGTAAATCTAATTCAAATGTAAAGTAGTCATATGCTTCAGGCAGTCCCATTACATTCCAAGCACTATAACATAATGCCGCTCTGGCTTCAAACTTATCACCTAGTTCTAATTTAACTTTCTTTAAGTTTTCTGCAATTTGTTTTGTGTTTGCTTCAGTACGAATATATTCATTTAGTTCTGGATGACCGTCTATACTCAAACTTATATCAACACTTCTAAAATCTTTCCATGCTTCTAGTGCATCAAACTTTCCGTACTTTAGTTTACTTAAATTTGTGCTGTACTTAACTGTGATATGTTCACCATGGGGCCTCAGTGCCTCTAATACCTTATAATGCATAGGATCCATTAGAGGTTCTCCGCCAGCAAACTCCACTATTTCCATAGTTGGTGCTAGTTTTTCTATGTTAGCTAAGAACTCTGGATTGTTATAGTTTTCTTGTCTAGTTGTATCATTTTTCCAACCTATGTCTTCATATTCGTCTTTGACTTTAGCCCAATCTTTTAACCATGTCGTTGAAAGGTCTGGCTTACATGTTCTACAACGGAAGTTACATAAGTTACTAAGTTTTAATTCTAGCACTGGAATATTAAACGGTACTTGTGTATGTTCTTCGTCTTCATCAAACGGATACATCCAATTGCGGGTCTTGTTCATAGTTTGACGCATACTAACACTGCCTTGGTCTTCTAATTGATAACAAGGCCAACAACCTTCTGGACGTTCATCGTTCAAAAGTTCTTTACGCAACTTTTGCATATGTTTATTATTCCAAATTTGTTCTAGTGTTTCATCAGCAATATTACCTACAGTTTGCATACTTCTACAACAAGGAGCAACGTTACCGTCAACTCTTGTGCTTAGATGTATCCAGGGTAATATACAAAAATTATTCTTCATTCCAAATTTTCCTAAACTTTGGTTCAACATCAAACAACTTTTCGTTTCTGATTTTGTCTAATTTCTCAGTATATTCTTTAAACTTCTTCCATTTGCTTTTATCTCGATTTTGAGTTTTTAACCATTTAACAATGTTATCAAAGCTAGGTTCTTTACTGTATCTTGCAATTAACTTTCTCTTTGTCTTGTCTGGTAAATTAGCAGGGTCTTGATAAGTCGGAAAATAACTAATATTACCAAATGCTTTACTATAATTTTCATGAGGGCCAAAATATTTTTTTATAACAGATAGCATTTGTTGTAGATGAAAGATATTATACATTGTAACTGTAATACTAATACCAGGAATAAAATTGGGCAGTCGGTCTCGCATATACTCCATATTTTTTACTGCTGTTTCAAGTGGATGATTAGGTCCGCCTCTTATATATTTGTAAAGTTCTCCTGTAGCTTCTAAACTTAGATTACATTTTATTTTTTTGAACTGTTTTAATTTTTCAATATAATAATCACTTATGCCTGTGCCATTTGTAAAAACAACAAGTGTTGTATTTCTTTTAAAATTATCATCTAATCTATCTATAAAGTTTAAGAACTGGTCAGTAACAAACGGCTCGCCACCTTTTACTTCTAATACAAAGTCGTCATAAGTTACATTATTACAATATTCAACAATTTGATCTAACCTATAATCAGGCATATCATATTTTGGTGTTATAACTCTTTCTAAATCAAATCCGCCTTCTACAAGTTTCTTTTCATCAGCAATCCATTTGGTGCTATTTCTACTTTCGCACATTCTGCATTTTAAATTACATGTATTACCAAATGTAATATCCAAATAAGTAATCTCGCCTTCTTTGGCGTCGCCCTTATTTCCTCGCCATTCTCGTCTACTCGGAATGCCTTTTTCTTCTGTAATCTTACAAACTTCACAACCTTTGTGAAGTAATCCTTTTTCTTTTACCTCATTGTATGCGTTTGCATACCAATCAAATATATTTTCTTCGCCTTCTGGAGACACTGCATCTGTAAATATACAACAAGGTTTAATCGTACCTCTGTTGTTTATATTCATATGATGCCATGGGCTTAAACAAAATTTCTCAGACATGTTCTTTCCATTTCGTAGTATTGAGATCTGCCGCACAATTACACCATTGCTTTGCACACAATATAGGATCTTGTTCTAGGGTAAAACCTGTTTCTATGTTACCCAATATGCCGCCCTGTTTGCAAGTAGCTCTATATACACTACCATCGTTATCAATCATAAGCGTTTCTAAGCCTGCCATACACTTCCAACCTTTAAATGTATTCCATTTATTCTTTGTTAAAGTGTTTACATTATCTAGCCAATTTTTTTCTTTAGTCCATAGTTCGCAGTTTTCTTTATTAGTGCCTGCTTTGTTAAAACTATCCAAATATTCTAATTCTTCGTCGTTGTAATATCCTGTTGCTCCGCCCCATTGAACTCCTTCAAATTCCATACCGCTTGCACCAGGCGGATTAAATTCGCCTTGCTTGTTTGTCATAGGACGTATTCTACGCATTACATATTGTATATCATTTGTTTGTAGCCAGTCTACAACACCTTTAACTTCATCTAAGCGTCCAGGCAAATACATTAGATGAACATGTATATGTTTTGCTTTATCTTTTAAGCCTAGTAATACTTCTTTCATGTGTGGTATACGCAGATGTTCAAAGTGCCAACTAAAAATTATATTATCAATATACTCTAATGCTTTGGTATATTTTTCTAAAGGCAAACTTCCATTACTAATAATACTTGTTTCATCTACATTATATTTTTTAAACAATGCAAGTATATCTAATATTTGCGGATGTACAAACGGCTCGCCGCCTGTAAGGCTCATTCTAATTTTCTTATCTTTATAAAACTCTCTTAGTGTTTTGATTGTGTATTCAAAACTTTCAAGTGGCATATGTTTGCTTGTATTATCGTGTAGATCAGCACCACAGTAACTACAATCAAAGTTACAGCGTTTGCCCATATTCCATTCTATACGTACCCAAGATTTATATTTCTTAGCACTATGCTCTACACGTACTAGATCCATCAAAGATGTCCTTTAAATAACGGGAATATTTCTTCGAAATTATCGTAGCCTCTTGTTTTATTAACTAGTTTAATGTATTCTTTAAATTCAGGCATACGTGCAGACCAATCTTCTGCGTTCATAAACCTAATAACACCTTGATAACGTTTTAATCCATAAGGTGCATTCATCCATTGCTCCTTGGTAATACCTGCTTCTTTTACTCCGGTAAACTTGTCCCAGTTTTCATCAAGCCAAGGATAGAATTCGTTTTCATATTTGTCTGTAACTTGTTTCTTAAGTTCAAGCGGTAGTGTTTTAACATTTAGTTGTGGAGGCCAATATGCAAAATGCATGTTGATACCGCCTGCTCCAAATGGCCATTTGTTCCATTTTTTAAAACCTTGCTCAACTTTCCATTTTATAAAGTCGGGAATGTAACCAATATTAAGTGCCATAATAGTTGTTGCTGTTGTTACTTCGACGTTATCTGTAGTTGCGTCAAGTTTCCACATTTGTTCTACTTGGTGATTCCATTTACTAGGATAGCGTATATAATCATTTTGATCTCCAAGTGCATCAACACTGTAATGGAAACGCACACGCTTAAATTCTGCCCATAGGTCAAATAAATCATCACGCCACTCTACAGCATTTGAATTATATCGCAGTTCCATATTCTTAGCATGGCCACGTTTAATACATTCTTCTAGCAATTCATAGTGTTCGTCAATAATTAAACTTTCTCCGCCTGCAAAATACAGTTGGTACATATGCGGAATTTGATCCATTAGGTCTGCCCAGAACCTTGGATTGTTTTTATGCCAGTTATAACTTGCTCCGTCATTGCGACCTTTGTTATGCCAGCCACTGGTATTTTTTAATTTTTCATTTTTCATTTGCGGATACATTTCGTTCCACTCTTTAATCCAACCTGTTGAATCATGTGGTGAACACATAACACATGCTAGTTGACATTTACTACCTAAACGCAAATCAATATATCTAATCTTTGGAGGTATGCTTCCATCTTCTTTTGTCTCGGCAACTAGTTCGTCAAGATTAAACCTATTACCCCAATACTCTGTTTCCCAATTACGTTTACTTAGGTGTCCTGACTCTTCTTCTTTATAACATTTTAAACAACTAGCAGGCTTTTCTCCACGCAACATCATTTTACGAACGTTACGCATATAGCCACTATTCCATGCTTCTTCCAATGTTGTGTGATTAAAGTTAGCAGGAACGCCGTCGTCATTTTTTACAACGCCAACTTCTCCGCCGCCTACTTTTTTATTACTGTCTGGATCTTGTACACTACTTGCATTTGATGTACAGCAGGTCCTCATCTTTCCGTCTGGTCTACTACTTAGGTGCATCCAGGGTAAAGCACAAAATGTTTCTGATGGTAAGGGTTTATTGCTCATACTGTACTTATTTAAACTGTTCTGCAAAGGGATCGAACTCGGCGCCGCATTTCATTGCACACACTTTAAGTTTACCATCACTGCAACTAGGCTTTGCCCAACTTTCTTGTATACGATCAAATATACCTGTGTTAAAAACTTTTCCTAATCCGTTTCGGGCATCGAGTACACTTTTATCAGGAATAAAATCCCATATTTGCTCTACTTTAGGATCTTTATGCCACCATTTGTACATACGTCCAGCTGTCCAACAACAAGGTAATGCTAGTCCTTCTGCTGTGATGAACAAACTGTTTTCTTTTTTAACTTTACAAATGATAGGAGCCGCATCATAATATGCATCCATACTACCGTATTTCTTGAGGATAGTTTCTTGCTTGGTAAGTGCTTTGTTTTGGTACTTTGTGTCTGGCTTTTTGAGCTCTGCTGTATCTTTGCCTTTGCGGTCTTTGGCTTGGTGCTTTTCTTTCTTGTTTGAATTTGTGTCAATAAATCTTCCCGTCTTCTTTTTCATAAATTTTTCGCACCCCCATTTGTTAGCAAGTGCTTCTGCTTCTTCAACTTGGTGTTGATTATGTTCAAATATTAAATAATCCCAACGTGCTCTACCTCCTGCATTTATAAATGCTTGCATGTTGCGTTCTACGTTGTCCCAAACAACACCTTGACGATATATATGGTTAGTATCGCGTAAACCATCAACGCTAAAAATAACAGCCCCCATGCGACCAAAAGTTGTCGCCAAGTCGCTCCACCATTCTTCATTCTTTGCGCCTCCATTTGTATTCATGCTTAACCACATATTAGGATTGTGTTGTCTAAAGTATTTGAATATTTCTAATGTGTCTCGAGCAACAATAGGATCACCTAAGTTACCACACATATACATTGTATCTAATTGCTTAATGAATTCAGGAGTGAATATGCGTTGGCAATCGTTAAGAGATAATTCATCTAAATTAATATGAGGATTAATTCCTTCGCCGTTCATATTACGATCACACATAGGACAACTTGCTTGACAGTTTTGTGTTACTTCAAGATGAATTGTTTTTATATCATTATACTGATACATTGAGCTCTCCTAATCTTTTGTTCACTAACCAAGCAACTGTCTGTAAATTATTAAAATATTTCCATGGCATAAAATCTGGAGTAACTGAAAAACTATCTGCATCAATTAGCATTACTTTATTTTGTTTTGTTATAACAACATTATTTAATGATAGATCTCTATGCATAAAAAATTTGTCACTCCATCTATTTTTACTTAACTCTAATGAATCTAAATAAATTTGATTATAAGTTGCATATATGTCTATATAAGTTTGTCTCGAAAATCTATGATGCTGTGTTAATGCATTTTCTACATCGCACAGTATATCAAGTTTTTCTGTAGTATACTGTGTAGGACTTATCCAAGATATTACCTTCATAAAATGATCTTTATGACTTGACAATTCTCTATACAAATTAAAGTCTGATAAACTCCATTCATTTTTGTACAATGTTTTTCTTATACAGTTGTCTTCTATCTCAATCTTAGCTTCCATCTAGAACCATCTTTACATCTTTGCCGGGGCCAACACGACTGGGCAGATCACCGTATTCTTTTACATACCAATCAATTACTGCAACATACCAATTTTCACTGTTATGATGAGCTTGTTTGTTAAACTGCCAAATATTATTGTTAGTGGCTTGCATTGTACTTAACGCTCTAGCACTTTCGGTTTGCAGTTCTCTGAGTGTTAGTTTCTTTTTTTCCATATCTTATTGTATATCCTTTTGGCAAGATCATCATGATAACCTTTAATAATATGATTACATGCTGTATGAACTTTTTCATTTGGGTTATAATTAGGTGTTAAAGACATTATACTAGGATAAACTATATCTTTAATATATTTAAAATCATCGGCAGGATCAACTCCTTTTGTAAACCAAGCAGGAGTCTCTACTAGAATATAATCTACGTTAGGAATACTATCCATAATTTTAATTAATCCTAGAAAAGGTAACACTCCAATTATTTCTAATTCTAAATTACTAAACTTCTCTGCGTAGTCGGATAGTACTAATTTTTTAGTTTTTGTATATTCGTTTGTACTACTAACCATATTCCATAGTAGGGTATTGTTTGGGTCATTTGGATAAAACAATCTCTGCGGATTGGTCAACCCTATGACTGCTAAAATTTTTTCACGTTGTTTACTTAATTGTATTAAATCTTTAGTAGAATCAAGGGCAATGTTTGCTAAGCCGGCTCCGCCGAGGGCATTATTAATTACTGGAACGTTTGCAAAGCGTCCAAGTGTAGTAGGGTATGAATTCTTTCTTTCTTCTGACTTCCAATCTTCTTTACTTTTATTTTTTCTTTTTTCGTTTGTTAACCTACACTTTTCAGTAACTTCGTCAGCTGATAAAGGACCCGTAGGATTATAAAGATGCTGAGCTAATCCAGATCCAGCAGTATAACTATCTCCATTAGCGTATATTAGATCATACATAACCAATCCTCATAAATCTTGTATATTTTTCTAAAGGCAATTTTCCTTCATACAATACTGTTGTAAGAGGTGCTTGGCTTGCAAATTCATCTAAATCATTTACGCAATTAACATGCTCATCTATTTCAAAAAAGTTATTACTTTGTAACACAACTAATTTACCTTTTGGTATTTTTGTAAACCATTCTGTAAAATTTTCTATATGTTCACAACTTGTATTAATAATTGTATCAGGCTTATCTGTTATAGGATAACTCATCCTATTATTGGCATTGCTCCAATACTGCCAAGTATGTGTATCGTAACTAATATCGTGTATATCTGATACTAACGCTTTAAATTTCCATTGGTCAACAAACCAAGGCTTGTTAAAAACTTCTGCAATATTAACTGTTGATTCGTCAATATCAAAACTACGTATTTTGTTTATACGAAGATTACTTTCAAATAACATAGTAGCTAGAGTAGCGTACCAACCTGCACATAAAAATACTGTTCCTATATCAGGAGTAACTTTTCTAAGTTCTTGTACTAGCCAAACCTTACTTTGTAGTTGGCCGCGGGCAAAACAATCTTCATCAATAATAGTTTCGTTTATAGTAAAATTTTTAAAAGCTGAAGTAAACTGTGTCCCTACAAACTTATCTAATAGAGGCCATAACTTCCATTTATTATCTTCCATTACTAGTTTGCGTAGATCATCTTTGTTATTATCTTGTACAATCCTAAAAATGCTACTGAGGTCTTTGTCAATATATGCTCTACGTAAATCGCTTAGTGTACTCTTTGTAGGATATAATATTTCGTATCTATCTAGTAATTCATGTATTTGCATTAAATTGTTCCTTTAGCCATTCAAAGTCATTAATTTTTTTGATTGCATCAGTGTTGCCTTTGTTAGCAAGTCCATACTGTCTGCCAGCTCTTGCACCTTTGATAGCATATTCGCCAAACGGTGCTCCGTTGTTTTTCGTACACCATATTTCCAAACGCTCATTAGTTTCATCGTCTTTTTGTCTATCAATAACTTTACTTGCAAGTTTACAACATTCTCTAAATGCACTTTTCCATGTAGCAAACTCATTTGAATTAAAACTTGTAATACACGACATTTGATCCACTGCTTTAAACTTATTACTAATACTAGTTGTCATATCTGCTGTATCAACATTCATGTCAATAGTCTTTTGTGTTGGAAATAATTTAATGCCTCCATATCCGTACACTAGATCATTTATTGGATTTCGACTACGGAAAACATGTACTGCATCTTTATTCCAACACTCTACTTGGTAATCAAAATTAAATTCATCTACTACAGTTGCATCGCCATCTACAATATAAAACATATCTGTAGTTGCTAGTTTGGCGGCTTCAATATGTGCTTGGTGTATTCCTTTTACATCTTCGACTCTTTTGCAGGGGAAACGTCCATTAAGTAATCTATAATTGTCGTCGGCTGTTGGTTCTTTATAACTTATCATCACTATGTCATACTTAGGTATGATAGGATTACTTGCAACTATATCTAATTGTTTTTTCTTAGCAAAGAATCTATAACTTAGTTCTTGTTTACTTGGAGTTGCATTATTCGGAAACAAACACATACCATCATAGTGTTTACCGTTTTTAAAGATATGCGTATACTCGGTACTATGCGAATCTACTGTATAATTAAAATCATAGTCTACTCTTATGTCATCCCATATAGCATAAAAATATTTTGTTAAACATATTTCTTTTGCATGGTCAAAGTTCGTTGCTTTCTTTAGTACGGGAATTTGTTTTTTGTGTGCATTATAGTTCTTTGTATTGCTACCTACATATATGACGTCATACATTCGTACACCTCCTTTGCAAAAATTTCGTGCATTTGTTCAGTTGGATGTGACCCTGGTAATCTTGTATGCATTTTATTACTATAATCTAGTAACGTTTGACCAAAGTTTACTTTTACATCAAGTAAATTATATAATTCGCAATCACGATTCTTTGTAGGGTCAATAGAAAAATGACACATTCCTGAATCTATTATTAACACAGGAATGTTTCTTGATGCTAATAAATTTTTTGTTCCAGTAATTACATTATATGTACGCCATAGGTTGTCGTAATCATTTGGCTCTGCTAACAAATTTGTTAACCAACTAGGACGTTGAGGGAGAAAACTTCTAAAATTATATTCAGTATGTTCACTGTGCATTGCATGACCAAATCTTGCAGGGTGTGTCAACATAATTATTACTAGATCGGGCTTACGGAAATTTCTTGATATTTGTTTGAGAACACGCCAACATATTTCTTCGTTACTAATTCCGCCCATAGAAACATTTTGTACTTCAAAATACGGATCTAATTTTTGTAACTTGGCAGGCCAAGCACGATCTCGTTGTCCGTTGAGTACTTCTTTGTATTTTGGTTTGTCATGATTCCACAAATTTGCTAATTGTTTCTGATGTTGTTCATGCAGGTTTTTGTTTACATCGCTTTCAAGATACCCTGGTACAAGTTCTACCAACTCATCACCTGCCGTAAAACTACAACCTGAAGTTATGATTTCCATGAGTCGTAAACTCCTTTACAATAGTCATAAAACGCAGTATATTCAGGAAACGTGTTTAATAAGTTAGTTCCAATACGTTTATCATTTTCTGTAAAGAAACTATAAAAGTCTCTTTGTCCTTGTTTAATTTTTTGCGGATCAACAGGATTTTGATACATATAATCACGTACACGTTGCATCTTTGCAATTTCAACACTAGTAAAATAGTCTTTGTTGTTACTCATGTACTCTAAGTGTTCATCCATAAACTTGTTAAACATTTGAGGTAATATATTGATCATCCAATGCGGCGGCTCTTTTAGATATGGCGTATCAAATGCAAGTGCTTCTTTTCCGTATATCTTGCGCCAATGCATAACACGTTGTAAAAAGTTTTGGAATGTTGCTACACATAATACGTTAAATGTACACATGATGTTAACTTTGAATCCACGCTTAATTGCTTCTTCAAAGTTTCTCTCCCAATGATCACATTTTAATCCTGTACGCATATACTCTGCTTGTTCTCCCCAACCTTCAATACTTGTAAACAAACTAAACTTTCGTATCTTCTTTTGATCTAATAAACTTTGTACTCTATCATACATCCTGTCCATTTTTGCAGTAGTAACACCTAAGTTACTATTAATGCTAATTTCTAATTGTGGTGCTGGTTCTTTTTCTAATAAGTCAAAGAACTGCATTGCACCGGGATTCATTAGAGGCTCGCCTCCTGTAATTCTAAGTGTGTGTAGATCTTTACGTAGATCAGGCCACCATTTCCAAAATGCCTCAATATAAGGATTTTCATCCTTGGGTGCGTAGTAACGTCCGTTATCTAAAAATTCTGTGCCGTATTGATTATATGTTAAATCATAATTGCCATGTTTCTTAATCTCATCCATCCACTTTGTACTTGCTTGGGGACAACAGTATCCACAACGATAATTACACCCGTTACCAAAACTAACTTCTAAATAACGTGGATTTACATTTTCTAACCAATGCTTTTTTGATATCTCTTCAATCTCTGGTTCAGACCAATCACTTGCACTGTGTATCATCCTATCTGATATTTGATCTCCTTCAAGGTCTTCAATGTTCCAGCAATAGTAACATTCTTCAGGACGCTCACCTTCTAACATTTTTTTACGCTGTTGTTTTTTCCATGCTGTATTGTGTAAAGCACTTGGATCAGCTTTTATTTCAGCTAGAGGTATATGCTGTGGACGTGGATGATAGCAACTATGATTATCACCTGTGTGCAAATACAATGTTTCATGAAGCCACTTCATTGTGCAAAATCCTTTGCCAATTTTGTTTAATCTATCACGTACATCTTTAATATCGTCAACTCTACTCATAATAATCCTTTAATGACGGGAACACATCTACAAAATTTGTATTTCTACGTTTGTCATGTTGTTGAAAGAATAACTTAAAATTCTTTTTTGCTGTTTCTCTGTCAAAGCCTGTATCAGCCTTAATCCAGTTTATTAGTCTTTTAACTTTGTTTATTTCAAAATCACTAAATCCTTGGAATTCATTTTTATCACCGTCCTTATTATATTCCATATATTCTACACATTGTTCTAACTGTATAACACGTTCGGGCATTAGCTTAGGATTCATATAATCAGGATTTGTTAATTGTGGAATATCAAACCATATCATTTGTCTTTGTTTGCTGTACTGTGTTCGTAACTTGTGTATTTGTTGCATATAATTAAATATCCCATTATAGCTAAGTGTATTGAATGTTATGATAAATGTTAAACTGTGTTTATCACATTGCTCTAAATATTGTACAACATTTTTATAAAATACATCAAAGTCTAAACCGTTACGAATATATTCCGCTTGTTTGCCCCAACTGTCTAAACTTGCAAACAACATAAAATGATCTAGGTTAGGTGTAAGTGTTTGCATACTATTAATAAACTTTTGCCATTGTCCTTTAGGAGGGCAACAGTTACTTGTAATACTCATATGCAAATCTTCTTTAGGATTTTCTTTTACATAATCAAACATTTTAAAAGTATTTTTATCCATCAACGGTTCGCCACCGGTCATTCTAAATGTTTGAAGTGTAGGATAAATTTCTGGTAACCATTTCCAAAATGCATTTAAGTACATGTTGTCAGGACTGTTATCTACCTTTTCCATATACTGCATATCATTATGCTTGCGATTATGTAAATTGTACGGTCCTTCTTTTTTAATTTCTTTCATCCATTCTGTACTCAATATAGGAGAACAATATGAACACTTAAAATTACATGCTTGGTTAAAATTAACTTCTACATATCTTGGGCGGGCGTTGCCATCCATACCTAATTGCTTTGCTTCTTCTATAAGACCTGGTTCGTATACATCTTTACTTCTATATGCTCTATCACTTAGTTGTGAACCACTGTCTTCAGTTTGCCAACAGAATTCACACTCAGGTGGGCGTATTCCGTTAAGCATCATACCACGCTGTTCTTTTTTATGCTTGGTATTATGTAAGGCGCTGTTATCATCTTCGAGCTCTGTTTTTGGAATGAGATGACTTTTGGGATGATAACAGCTATGTGTCTTTCCGGTCGGTATATGTATGCTTACATTAAACCATTTGGCTAGACAAAAACTTGGGCTAACTTCATTAAGTTTTTCTAACACGACTTCAGCATCGTGCATATATCGACTTTCAAACTTGCCGTCGATTTTTCTTAATTCATTACCTTTTATGTTTCTATTATATTTCATTCAATATCTATAAACTGCTGATTACTATTTCTACTAGGATTTTGATATACTGTTTTAAAGAAAGCACTTTGTTCTGGATCTAAAGGATCAGTTGCAATAGGAATATCTAATTCATGTTTAAGTGTTTCTCCTAGTCCCATAATTTCGTATGGCAACTTATCTTCAGTAATTCCACTATAATTCTTTTTCCATATATCATTTAGGTATTCAAAGTCACGTACATTTACATAGTCCCAATCAGTACACATAGTTTTATACAATCCTTCTCTTGCTCCATAGATTGCCCAATTACCATTTTCTACATCTGCACCTACCATTAACCAAATCCAAAGTCTATGCAAATTTTTCCAATGACCGTTTAAGAATTCTTGCTTGGTAGATTTTACACCTCTGTCAAGTGCCATCTTAACTCCTTCACGGAATCCAGCACGCCAGGCTTGTTGTGGAGTATAATTATTCCACACATCAGAATAGCAACTATTTTGTTGTATATACTTTAAGTCCCAACAAAAGTCTACCTGTGCATGTGGATTATCCGGATCAGCATTCTCGTGTGTTTTCATATTAAGTACAAACTCTTTAGGCCAACATTTAAGTCCACCGTTGCCGTATAACAATCCGTTAATTACATTCTTGCCACACCAACTAATAACACAATTTTCTAAATCTGTATGTTCATCAAAGTCTATTTCTTGCTCTAAGAACTTTGGGTGTACTGTGTTATCGCCATCAACTGTAATAAATCTGCTTGTTTCACTTAGGTTAGCACAGGCTTTGTGTGCGGCGTCTGAGCCTTCTACACCGTGTACACGTTTTGCCCATGGTACTTTAGTAAGTAAATCTGCATAATTTTTTTCAGCATTAGGTTCATCATAACTTAAATAGATGATATCACAGTCAATAACTTTAAATTTGTTCATGTTAGGTCCTTGTAATTATATTTTGCAAATTGGCGTTTTGTATAGATACTAAAGTTCTTACTACTATCGAATAAGCAAGAATTATCTTTTCGTAAATCAACTCTAAATAAATGATATAATATGTGAGGATTATCTTTAGCTGTAATGCTAAAACTTGTTTCACTGTCTAGGCTTGTTGTATCTAATATTTTTTTAATTCTGTCATTTATATTAATTTTAAGTTTATCACCGTCATAGGTTATTTCAATATCTGCATCATCTATTCCGGATTCAATTTTTGTATATCCTTGATATGTTTGTAGTATTTCTGCTTCATGCTTTAGTTCAAACTTTGAGTCTATCGTATTAAACACAACTCTATAATCTGCTTTATTATCTTTGAAGTTTAAAATTCTTTCAACAGATGAAAAATCAACTTCAATATTATCATATCCTTCTGCTTTACTTGGTCCTACAGAATAAATTTTTCCAGTTGCAATTTCAAAATTCACAATCATTTGTGGAGTACAATCTATATTCATAACACTTTACTTTCGTATTTTTTAATTAAACTTTCTGTAACAAAATGATTTTCTGTATAATGAAATATACCTTCTTGAATAAAATTACCAATTATAAGTTTTACATCATCTGTAATTGTATAAGATACTCTGTCCTGCCAAGTAGAAGATTCGTTGCGCCAATCCTGGGCTCTTGATTTCATATGTGTAAATGTAGGCAAATTAATTTTAGGATTAGTAACTTGTTCTTCGATGTCCATTGCTTTGATAGCAATGCTTGCAGTTACATCCATACTTGCATTTTTAGGATATTTTTTAGGAACATATTTTCCATAAAATAATTCTCTGTTGTTAATGATTAATTCTAAAAATTTATAAAATTCTAATGCTAAATTAGATTTTTTAAAATAATGATATCCAAAGTAAACGTTAGGTAAGTTGTTTACAGTAAATGCTTCTCTATAATAATCACTAGTTACTATATTATTTCTATATGTATGTACTTTGTTTGTAAAGAACAGTTCATAATTTTCAAGTAATTTCCAATAATGGCTTACATCTGTAAGAAATAACATATCGCTATCTAATATAACAGTTTCTTCATACGGTGATATATGATATAGTTTCCATCTATGTTCTACAGCATAACGTTGCTCTTCGATCCAAGGTATATCTATAATATTATCAAATAGGCTTTTGTATTTTTCTGGCACTGGCGTGTCTGTTGCAATACTTACGCTATCAATTTGTTGTGTGTGCTTTATACTCATTGCACATAGACACGCTTGTATTACATATTCAGGTCCTGTAGCAAGTATTAGATATCCTTTACTCATATATCATTTCCTCACGTATACGATCGTTAAGACTAAATTTATTCATTACATGCATATCAAGTCCTTTTGTTGAAATTGCATTGTAATGACCAGTTGCTCCTTGTTGTTCAACTAAAAATGTATTTTCGCCTGCTTCCATTTCTATAAAAATGTCTCTATCTAATGTATAATATAATTTTCCTGGAAATTCTTTAGCATATCTTCCTGTTGTACCGTTTAGAATATGTAATGCTATACTAAATGCATGATCATTTCTAAATGTTGTTGTACCAACATCATAGATTAAACTGTAATGTTCCCAATTACGTACTACATGTCTTAGTGTATCAAAAAATAACGAAGCATATTTTCCTTTGCGAAAGAAAAAACAAGTAGCCCAGTAAAAATCTATCCCAGTATCATTAATGTAGTCAAACTCATAGTCATGTCTCCAACCTGATATATCAGTAGCGTCTTTATAAATTAGTAAATCATTTTTATCCTGAAATGCTTTTAGTAATTTTTTACTGTTAATCACATAATCTGTATCAATAACAATAGTTTCATCGTACGGCGACAGGTCATATGCCATATGCCTGTGCGAATTTCTAAATTGTAATACCTTGTAAGACGTTGACCCGTCATAGTATCGTTTATAATTTAAAGGTAGTATACGTCGATTTTCTAAATCTATAATTTTATCAAATAGATTTCTATACTTTTTATATTTGCTGTTGAAATGAGCTCTATCAGTGGTTACTAACGTTACAGGTATGTTTAAAAATTGTTTGGCTCTTTTAGCAACAAAACACGCTTGAAGTACATAGTCAACATTATCATTATTTACAGCAAATAGTAATATGCCTCTACTCATATTTCAGCAACCCTAAAACTTTTCTATTTTTTATTAACTTATTATACTCTGTATGAAATCTATTTGAAGCAGTAAAATACACGTTCTTAATTTCTTCTAAGAAATCAGTAGGTGTCACTTCAACAGGTTGAGAATTGTCGTCAATAAGAATGAGAGAGTCTTGATTGCTGGTTGCCATATAACTAACAAAATTTATGAGTTCAGGATCTACTGTAAATTTAGAACCGTTGTGGTAATAAATTAGATCTTCTTGATACTTTTCGTTTAGTATACGCTTTTGATTGTTTAATGTTACATTAAAGTTAGAGAACTCTAATGCTTTTTCTAGTCTTTTGTCCATATCTCATTCCTTATACTTGTTACAGTATACGATATTTAAGACTAAATGTCAAGTAAAATATTAGATCTGACTATGATAAATTGCGTGAAGTAGCAAATACTGGCTTATTAACATCAACACTATTAATATTAGATGGTCTGTTAACCTGTACAGTACTAGTTGTTCTTGGGGTTACTGCTTCGTCAAAGTTTGGATTAGGACCTTTGTCGTCATTGAAGAAGATTCTAAATCTTATTACAGCACCGTCATTTGTATCTTCTTTACCTTGAATTGTAAAGTCATTTTCGCTATATGAACTAGCAGTTTTTGTAAAAATGGTTTGATATGATGTTGTTAAATCAGCATGTCCTATTAAAGTACCTTCTGAACCGTTAGTAGTCTGTGTATAACTCATACGTATTGTACCTGCGGCATTTAACAAGTTGCGCCAATCATTATTAATAGATCCGCCACCTGATGCTAGACTTGCACTAAACAAAATTTCTCCGCCTGCATTAAAAAATGCACGTCTATGATCTGTTGCTGTGATATTAGTTGTAGTACCGTCGCCGTTTGTTACGTTATATGCTTGAAATGTTACAGTAACTTCATGATAAATTGTTCCATTCCAGTCTGTGTCAGTAAAACTTTCAACTCCTGCTTCAACACTTGCTTGACCTGCGGCAATATTTAATCTATCATTAACAATATCTAATGATAAACCTTCGTATTGTACAAGACCTTTTTTGTTAGTAGCGTTACTATCTTCAACTGTGTTTCCAACTGCAATAGTTGCAATTTCTGCAGGAATACTTCCAGATTGGTGTATTCTACATTTTCTCATATCAGTATATAACTCTGACATATGAGATGCTTCAATTGTTGTATTTGCAGATACTTGACTACTAGTTACCGATTGTCCATAACCTTCATTACCAGCACCTTTTCCTAAAATTGTTGCAATTCTTGCTTGTACTGCATTGTACCTTGCCGCTGTAATTGTATCGCCTACTGCCATTTCAAATCCTTATTCATTAACTACGTATATATTCGTAAGTATATTTATACTTTTAAAACACATTCGATTAATTTTTCCGAGTCGTCATCATGTGATTCTAGTGCAATACCGACTAAACCTGTAGAAGCTATTGTAGTACATACTCCATCTGCCCATGCATACACAGGTTGACCTTTTGATACTGGTCCTTTAACTCTAACTGGCACACGACCTTTTAATGCTATTGCTTGTCCTTCAGCATCGCTGTTCATTAAGTATGCAGGATTATCACTAATTGTTCCTACGCACATATCTGAAGCTTTAGCTGGACGAACTTCTGCTTCGCCGCCAACTGCTACTGCTGTACCTACAGGTAATTCTTCATTTGTTGCATATATTTCTGCTAAGTCAGCATATCTTGCTGTAGTAGCTGTACCTTGAAATAGATTTGCATATAAATCACCATCATTATCTCTAATTGCTACTGTGTTTGCTGTTGAAGATGTTGATCCTGAATAATCAGTTCCACTTAATCTAATTGTACTTGCGGCTGTTGCTAATCCGTTGAACGAATTTGCATAAACTGTTTGCCATTTAAATGACGAACTACCTAAATCATAACTTAATGTAGTTGCAGGATTAAATCCTGTTTCTGTAATTTTTGCAATTTGTGTTTCTACGTTACTTGAAGTAATTGCAAATCTTAATTCTGTACCAACTTGGTTAACAATTTTACCTTGATTGCCATCTTCAATAGAAATAAGCAAATCATTTGATGTACCAATTGTTAATCCATCATCAATAAATCTAGCAATACTGTTAAAAGAAGCATCAGCACCTGGTTCTGATTGAATAAAGTTTGACGCCGCTATTCCACCAAGTTTAAGTGCGTTAGTTGCTGTTCCCCAAAATCTATGATCTGAGCTAGTAACACCGTTTGTGCTATCTGTAGTATTTCTTAAAGTAAGACCTTTTCGTACAACATCAAAACCTGTAATTGCATTTAATGGATCCGAACTGTCAATTGTAAACTGTTCCGAACTAACTGTAAATAATGTTTCGTCATTTACTACTGCTGTTACTATTGTTCTAAGTTGTGCTGTGGTATCACGAACTTCTTTAGTAACCATTTGGCTAACACTATCACCTGTTGATTGTGGTCCAACTAAAACAAATCCGCCTGCTCCGGCGTTGGCATACAATTGATTGTTTGTAGTGTCCCACCAAAAATCACCTTCGGTTAAACCTACTGGCTGTGTGGTGCTAACTTCTGCTCCGCCTGTTGTACGGAATTTTGTACCATCGTAAAATTTAAGTTTACTAGATGTGCTATCGAACCAAATTTGTCCTGATATAGCTCTAGTAGGTTGCTGTCCACTTGCAAAGTTTTCAAGCAATGCAACCATGTTTTCATTTTGTATTTCACCGTATCCAGCGTAGTTTTTACCAACTAGCTTAAGATCGGTAGTCTGATCAATAGTACCATCTTCAACCACTGTAAGTTGCGTACCGTTTGTCTTATTAATTATGTATGCCATCAGTTATTAACTCCTAATCGTATGTATTTATCGTTAAACACTAGAAGTCAGGTCTTCTATATATGCCCAAGAACCACCCACTACTCTAAATAATTTCAATGATCTATCAACTGTTAAAGATACCTGACCTGTTACATCAATAAATGTAATATCTCCTAAAACAGATGCAGAACCATCATCGTCACCGTTTCCATCTAATGCCTGTACAGCTACCTGTGTTTTTTGCAAGGCTGATATTAAATTAGCCCCTGTAAATGTTGCAGTAGCACTTGTTGTATCTGTGCAGTGTATTTTAGCTTCTGTGCCGTTTTCTTTAGTGGCCGCAGGAGCAATATCGTTTATAACTAGTGCTACTTGTGCATTTGTTAATCCTGTAACATCTAGAGCAAAACTTAGTGTTTCTAAGTTTATTGCACTATCGACATATGATTTAGTAGCAACATCTTGTGCATCTGTAGGATTAGCAACACCACCAATTTTCTGGTTGTTGGTTACTAAGATTGTACCTGCACTTTCAATTTGTAATCCTGAAAGGTTTGACGTTATTTTGTTTCCGTCAATATTTACATTATCAATATCAACACTTTGTAAAGCACCTAGTGATGTAATACCTGGAGCACTTGTTCCTTGAATAAGTGTAATACCAGATGATTTTAATGCTGTACCTGCTAAGTTAATTCCTACATTACTAGTCCAAGAATTTGTTGCTAAGTCCCATACAAACTCTTTGCCGCCTGCTTGTGATTGTAAAATTATTCCACCACCGTCAGCAGTAGCATCGTCAATTACAGTACTGTCATCAGTTATACCTAATTCGATATTTTTATCTTTAACACGTAATACTTCAGTTTCAATACCAATTCTAGAACCTTCAATAATTAGATCGCCGGCAATTCTTGCAGAACCATTTACGTCTAATGTATATTGTGGAGAATCTTGGAATAATCCAACCCTTTTTGTACTGGTGTCAATATATAAAGCATCAATAGGACCATCAGTAGTTCTTACTCTTACTCGCCAGTCATGATCAGTAAGCTGATTTTCTGTAACAAAACTTGTTCCTAATACATAAAGTTTATTATTTTGTGATGTACCAACTGTTAAACCTTGTGAGTTCTGAATAATCAATGCACCACTTGTTGTACCATTTGTATCTGCTGGAAGAAACTGTGCCGCAAGTCTTGAAGTACCTGTTGCATCAATCAATGCATCAGCTCTTGTTGCTGTGCCGTTCCATTTAAAGTCAGCATCAACAACATTAAATCCTTTTTGTATTGTACTAGACAATCCACCTAATGCTGTGACAGCACCAACTGATGGAGTAAATGAAATTTTACTATAAATGCCTACAATAGTATTTCCAATATAAAACTGTACTACAGTTCTACTTGTACTTTGATTATCAAGTACAGTTGCAATTTTAGTTCCTGATATTCCTTGGAAAGCACTATACTCTGGTCCTAAAAGATATGTCTGATTGCCATCATAGAAGTACATTTGTTTTGATTCATTATTAATCCACAAATCGCCTTCAACCATGTTAGGTTCTGTCGCACTAACAATTGGTCCGCCGCCTGATGTGAATTCAGTGCCTGTGTAAACTTTTAATCTATTTGTACTTGTGTCCCACCAAAGTTGTCCTGTAATAGGATTTGCTGGAGGCAATGTATTTGCAAAATTTTCTAATACGCTAACAAAGTTTTCGTTAATAAATTCACCAAACCCTTTGTAATTACGTCCTATTAATGTAATGTCTGTAGAACTATTATCTATTTGCCCGTCTGCTAGATCTACAAGTAAAGCACCATTTGTTTTGTTTATTTGATAACTCATTAGCCACCTACCCCTGTATATATAATGTAATTCATTGTGGTAAACGGTTGCATAACATCTAATGGTTCACCAACTGCATCGTTAGTTAATATTCCGCCTGATGTTGGATATGCTTGTCCAGCCTGCGAACCAGTTGGAGCATCATATTGAATACCTTCTGGGTCAGTTGGAACACCTTGAATATCTCTAATAACATAGTACTGGTCACCACTTGGACCACGTAAATCATGTTCGTGTTCAGGTAAGTTCTCAACTTGAATATTTTTATTCTCATTACCGCCCGAGTTACCAATAACGTCTGCGTTAACATTTGTAACTCTTCCTGAACTTGTGCCACCCATATTATCAGCACCTAGTGGCTGACGTCCTCTTAAATCTGGTACAGCAAAGAATCCCGAAGTAACTAGTGATTGGTCTTTATATTTGTAACCTATTGTTTGAAATAGTGTTAAGAAATCTGAAATTTTAACTTCTGTTCCGTCACACAACAACCAACCAGATGGTGAAGTATCGCCTGCAAATGGACTTACAACACCTACAGGTGAAACACCTGTAACACTGTTTAATAAGTTACGCTGTGTTATTTTGTATACACCCGGTGTACCACTTGTTCTGTTTATAATAAATTCGTCATCAATGTTTGATGTTGATACATCAGTTTTGTTAGCAATAAATGCATTACTAATAGTACTTGTAAAAATTTTGTTTGTGCCACCTTGTTGTCCATCAAATGTAATTTGATTAGAACTTACATCGCCTTGCACTTCAAATGTTGTTGCTGTTGCTAATTTATTTGTACTTCCTGAACGTCCTGATACTGTACCTGTTACGTTACCTGTTAAGTTTCCAGTAAATGTTGTAGCATAAACATTTGCATACTTAAGAGATGCACTACCTAAAGTACTTGTATTATTAGCTTGTGGTAAAATATTAGCACTGTTAATATCTCCTGTAACATTTAAATCAGTACCAACATATAATTTCTTAGCAACTCCTAGGCCGCCTTTTACAGTTAGTGAACCTGTTCCAGTACTACTTGAATCTGCTGTACTATTTACAATTACTGCACCACTTGACTGAATATTACCTGTAACATCTAGTGCTTCAATTGGACTCGGATTATTAATACCTACTTTTTCAGTTGAATCAACTCTAATAACATTTTTACTTACACCCAAGTTATTAATTCTTATATCAATACTTGAACCTGAGGTTAAGTTACTTATAATACCACTTGTGCCTTCAACGGCAAATGTTACAAGTCCATCCTGTCCAACTTGTAATCCTTCATTGTTTCTAATAACAATCGGACTTGTTGTTGTACTTGTAATATCACTTCTTAAAAAGTTTGATGCTTGTACAGGCTCTCCGCCAATAACTAATGCTTCTGCTTTTTCACTTATACCGTAGTACTTCGGACTTGCATTTAATAAAGTTCTTGTTGATAAGTTAACACCTGCATTAATTGCTGTAAAGCCTGCAATAGTTGATTTCGGTGTAAATCCTTTTGTACTATAAATTGCTAGTACTTCACCTTGTACTTCAAATGTTAATACTGTGTAATTAATGTCGTCTGTACCTACAAGCACAGTTGGCTTTGTACCAGTTAAAAGTCCGTCACTAAATTCTGGACCAACAAGTATCCAGCCAGTACCTGTAAATAGGTATAGCTGATTGTTATCTGTATCACTCCATAAGTCACCTGCTATAGCAGATGATACATCTGGTTCAATGTCACCTTTTTTAATTCCGCCTGCGTTTACCCATGATGTTCCATCATATATTTTTAATGTTGAAACTCCTACACTTGTATCATACCACAGTTGTCCTGCAACTGGATTTAATGGTGCAGTTGGATTACTAAAATTTTCTAACAGTTGAATAAAGTTTTGTCCAATAACCGTACCGTAGTTGGCAGTGTTTCTTCCTGGAATACTTAAACTAGTTGTAGTGTCAGTGGTTCCGTCTTCCACTGTAATTGGTGTTTTATTCGGATCAGTAAAATTTATTGAATATGCCATTAGCTAGTTAACCCCGATAAACTTTGTACCCTTACTGTGTAATCAATTTGAATTAATCTATTCAAACTTTTTTGTACAGGATGGAAAATAACATGTGTTAACAATCTGCCAGTGCCAGTTGGGTCATATCCAACTAGACCTAATTCGTCAAATACGTATAAATTTTCTGTACTTGATGCATTATCAATTGCATCTTGCCCACTTGGCTCACCATAGTCTAATAAGCAAGTAACTAGAATATCTGTATAGTTAGTGCCACTTACATGTCTTGTTTCAATTTTGTTACGTGTAGGATCAAGGTTATTAACACTTCTATCGTCAACTACTTTTGTATAAGTTTGATTATACAAACTTGCATTTGTTCCTGTTGAGTTAGGTGTTAAGTATGTAATAATACCTGTTGGGTCTATACTTGTGCCGCCATTTCCAAATGCCATTTGATATATAAATCCTTCACCTGCATTACTTAAACTTTCTGCTAGTGAAATACTCATATTCTCATAATGAATAGCATTTCTTTTGTCAATAAGAACTTCTCCGCTTTTAGGGTCGGATATTTTAATGTGTCCTTGTATTAACGTTCCTTGTGTGTCTTTAAATTTATCTGTCATTTCATGATCCTATATACGTATTTATTCGGGCAACGCGGCTTGCTCTGCCTTCAAGAAGCGTGTTATCAAATTATTTGTAGTTTCTAATGAACTTCCGTTCGGTGTCCATAGTCTACCAATTTTCCTTGTTATTATTACTTTTTCTCCCATTTCAGGTGCTACAGCTAGTGTTACAACACTTGTAGTACCGTCTACAGTAAATTCCGCCGGAATTGTTTCATCCGCTTCCGGTGAATCTTGATCAAGCAAAACATTAAACTTACTTATTGAATTTTTACGTAAACGCTTTCCGCCTACAAAAACATCAAATTCGTTGTTAGTAGCAGGAGTAAATCCTAAATCATATGCTGTAGTACTACCGTCTCCGTCAAATGTAAGTGTTACTGTTTCGTCTTTGTACGGTACAGTTTGCTGGAAGCCTTGATTTAATACTTCACTTCCTGCTGTATGAGTAGTTGCTACTCCTGTACCTAATGTTCCTCGAGTAAGTTGTGATAACTTGTTTTCAGTCATTTTAAAGAATTCAATTCTTTCACTTCCTATCATAATTACTCCAGGTAAATTATCTTTTGGATTAGGCTGGGCAATTCCTGAAACATCATCTAATACTATTTCCTTATCAAATACATTTAAGTCATTTAATAGTCTATATTCCTTTGCATCACCTAAGCGTTTGTAAACAGTTCTATTAGTTAAATCTTTAAATTGTCTAAAGCCAAATTTATTTCCAAGCACGCCTTCAGTACTAAACTGTATAATTTCTATAGTATCGTTATCTGCAGGATTATTTTTTAACTTAATTGCTTTTTTATTGCTTGTAAGTTTATAATCTATACTAGGTGTTAAAAGGACTTTATTTAATGTTACCCACACATAGTTTACATCTACAGGAATATTAGGTAACGGTACTACACCATTACGTAATCTATGATATTCTTCATGTTCATCTGTTCCAACAGTTAATGCAACTCTGTTTACAACATCAAAGTTTTGTTTTTCAATATTTTGTACATCGTGATTACTAAAATGATAAACTTCAATCGTTTGGTTTATTGTTGGTATACTATCAAATGTAATTGTAGTAAATCCTGTACTATCATCATCTACAGTTGTTAACGAGTATTCACTATCAACTGTTACATAAATCTCTAATAAGTCTCCAGGTACACCAACGCCTTCAAATAATTCAATACTACTATTGAACGGACGTATGATATAGTCCTGAGCACTTATAAGTTCTCTGGTACCATTCAGATAAACTTTAATATCGTTACTACTTAATTTGCCCGGCTCTTGTTGCCATTCTCTCATTTGATATTCTCTACCAGTAACAACATTAAATGTTTCTTTGTAACCACTTGATAAAATTGTATTTCCTACTTTTACAATCATATTTTGTATTGCAGGCTGTGCTGTGAAAGGAGTTAGGCTAAGTGTAAACGTTCCTGTTGATCCGTCTCCAACAAAATTGTCAATTTTAATCTCACTAAATGTTTGTGCTTCGCCTTCGTAGATTGCATAATTGATAATGCTTCCATCTTTTGGTGCTTCACCAAATGTTAACACGTAACGTCCGTCAACTATGTCAATAATACTTTCAGGTACTTTGCCGTCTATCGTTACATAATAATTTACTTCGTCTTGTTTATTAACTCTAGTTACAAAAGAAGTTGTTGATCCATCTCCTATAAACACATCCATGTCTAATATTTTTTCACCATTACCTGATAAGCTAACAAGATTTACTAACGAACCAGTAGACGGTGCTGTTGTAAATGTTATTTGTTTATTAGCATAGTCAACTGTGTATTGTGTTTTTGCATATAAAGTACTATTAACTTTGATAAACAAACTATCTTCATTTTGTGGTAACACACCAAATTTAAATACTGTAGTATTGCCGTCACCTCTGTATGAGTTGCTACTAATAACACTTCCGCCTTTTCCTGATCTATGGAATACTTTAATGTCAACTGTATCTAATATTTGTCCTGGAACTAATTCTTCCGGACCCTTTGATGTTGTAGGTGTAACAAATCCATCACCATCGATAATAATATCTTCTGGTCTAACTCCTGAAGCTGTAGTATAATTTAAATTTCCACCTTGAATAAGTGTATCATAACTTGCAGGGTCTGCAACAAAAGAACCATCTGATGTTTGCTTTCTAATTATGAAAATATCTTCATCTTGTACAGTTACAACTTCTTCATCAAATTGTACTATATTTTCTAAGTTCTGATCATCTTGGAATGTAAATCCTGTTTGACCGGATCCTGTAATACTAGAAATAATTGCAGAAGTATTTGTTTGTGCATCTGTTCCGAAGTTTGGATCATCTATTCTAATACCGTTTCTATAAACATTATAAACAGTACCCGAAGCCAAAGGCTTGGCTAATGTATAAACTTTAGTACTATCATCTGTAATTCTAAATACTTCGTCTTCGTATGTTGTATCAAATGTATCGTAAGAGCTTGTGAACCATTTATCTGCGTCCCAGCCTGCGCCGCCGCCAAAGTTAATACTGTTAACTTCAACTCCGCCATAATCAATTCCCTCTAGTAATTGAGAAAGATCATTTGCTAACATACCTGTTGTTGGATTATAAAATAATGATATCCTGTCTTGTGCTTGCAACATTGTAATATCTTTGTTATATTTTATAACAATATTACTGTTTGTTGTTGGAGCAGTATTAAACGATACTCTACCTGTTTGTCTAGTATAACCTTTTTTAGTATCTTTGATATTAGATATAGTATACTGACTTCTTAGTGCTTCGATACCATTTACTGTTATAGTAACTGAATTTGTATCTAAGCTCATAGGATATTTTAAATCAAATAACTGTTGGTTTGCTAAACTTACGAAACTTTCGGTAGTATCAAGTGTTTGTAAGAGCATAGTGCCGGTTGTTCTATCAAATTTACAAATAATATGTGCATTTCGAATTTTTCCGTTACCTAGTTCTGCACTTACTGAAGCTTCAACGCCACCGTCTTCAATACTTCCGTTTAGTGTAACTGCTGGTGCTGTAATATATCCAGACCCTGAATTAGTTACCTTAATACTAGATATTTTTCCGTTAGATCCTAAGTATGCCTGTGCTGTTGCTCCACTACCGCCGCCACCAGTAATTACTACTGCTGGAGCACTACTATAAAGTTTTCCGGCGTTTCCTATTACAATTTTAGTTATTTCGTATCCAACATTGTCAATAAAATATTTACTAGGATAGATATCTGTCTCTGCATCGCCTGTTAATACTCTATCACCATCAACAATAATTCCTTGTGGACGTATTTCTCCTGCACGTTCGTTATATACCGGTGGAGCATCAAAATCGGTTACACTAGATTGTGAATTTTCAATCTGTGTGTAAGAACTTACATATTCACGTATCTTAGATTTGTATGGCTTTGCTTCTTTGATAAACTCTTCATAACTTGGTAAACTATCATTTTTAAATGTAATTTTTTGTTCTAAGTTTCCAACATTATGTTTTGCTTTTACAAAACTTGTTTTAAATGCCCAATCAATGTATGGCTGTTCTGCAAATGCATAACGTAAACTACTAAAGAATAATTTATTATATTCTATTTCAAGATCTGTTATAAAGATTTTTTCTTTAATTGCAGTTAATATTATTCTTAATTCTTCAACTGGTTGTAAATCAAAAAATCCACTATCGTAACTAATACCGTCAAACCCAGTATTTGATATTTTACTATCATAAATTAAACTGTTAAATTTAATTGTACCATTTTGTCTACCAACTGTTTGATAATTTACTGTATAGTCAACACCCGGCAAGTCGTTAATTTTCTTTAGCAATAACCAGCCGCCTGTTCCTACACTATTAATTTTTACAACACTACCTAACGAGTCTTGTATTGACTCTAATTCGTATGCACCGTTAACAACAAAATTAATTGCAGTGTTTGCATTATAGCCTGTGGCATACCAATCAATGTAACTCCAATATCTTGATACATTGTATGCTTGACTTGATGCTCTCTGGAATGTTGTACCTGTTAATGCATAAGTTGCCCATCTACCACCAATTGTTTCGTCTGCATTTATAAGAATTGTAAATGGCCTAACTATTGCAGAAACAGAATCGCTATAATTTTTACCTTCGTTAATAATATTTGCACTATTAACTTTACCATCAGAATCAATAGTTAATGATATTTCTCCTGCTTCGCCTTGAGAATCAATAATCTCAACTGTAGGAGGAGTAATATAGCCGGCACCTTGATCAGTAACTTGTATTTCTGCAATTTTGCCATTAACAAGAATTAAGTTTAATTTTGCTTGTTTAACAGTTGCAGTATTAACTAATCTCAATTCTGCATATGTATCAATCGAACGATCAAATTCATTACTTGCAATACTCGGTGTAGGCGATCTTCTATTTAAATCACTTAGATCATATTCATCAACGATTAACTTTTCTTTTAGTACAATATTAATACGTTCAAATAATTGTTTTACTGCTTCGTTACGGTTTATAAACATACTTTGACGTGGAATGTTTTGTATTCCGTACTTTTGCTTTGCACTTAGTACAGGATCTGGAACTACTCTTGCCTGAGCATCATATCCAATTAAACTGTCAAACCATTTACGTTCAATATCTACATTAGGCTTACTATTAGCAAGTCCTTCAGTTAATATTTGATACTCGTTATGTATATTAATATCTTGATTGTCCAACGTCCAATATCTTACATTTAGTGCAATGTCATTATCTTCTATTAAACTTTCGCAGTTGTGTAAAGCAAATTTATTGTTACCAAGGAATGTTAAGAATTTGTATCCTTGATTATCAGGGTTGTCAATAAATTGTGTAACTTCAAACGCACTTATCTTTCTGCCTGGTATATTTGGAACAATTCTTTTATTCTTAACCCAAAAGTAATAATAAGTTGTAAATGTACCTGTTGATTCGTCATACTCTCTTATTAAGCTGTATGCATTGTTACCATATAACGATACACCACTAATACCTTGAGCAAGGCCTGATTCACTATCTGCTAACTGATCCCATTGTTCTGGATTAAGTGTCGATTGTACCCATTCGTAAACATTAACAGTTGTTCCGGGGAACTTTGAACTAAAATTGTTTATACTTGTTATAATATCACCTTGATAAGGATTAATCCAACGTGTTGAATCAATATCCCACCATAGTTTTCCAACAAACTTTTTATTTGTGTAGTTTAGTGTATCTTGTGTTGCTACATTATCAGTTACATTACTATATGTTGCAGGATCATAACTTGTTTTAAATGCAAGTTCTTGTTCTGCAGGACCTGCAATTTTTCCTTGTATAGGATCAATATAGTCTAAGTAAGTAACTAGTTTCTGAGTTTTTGTGTTATACAAAAACGCTCCATTAAATTTTTCTAAGTTTGCTTGATCAATTGGCGAACGTAACGTTCTCCATGATTTTGACCCTCTTATCTTCTTATAATCTATAATGAGACCTTTTGCAGTTGTACTATCATCTGGATTATCGTATTCAGGTAAACTTACATATACATGATTGGAACTTACTTTAACATTATCACCGTAGTATAATACATCTCTGTTTAAACTAAAGTCTTGTGCATATACTAACGTATTATTAATCAGCTCAAATATACTAACTGTTCCACTATCACTGTCAGTGGTTACAAATGTTGTTAATTTATTATCAAATACAGTTGTGCCACTATCAAATCTTGTTTTATTTTCAATGTCTCCGCCTCTTGACGTAACTGATAGCGTTCCAGCATCGTAACTTAAAGCAGTACCAAACTGTGTGTTAATTTCTTTATCAATACTTCTAATAGTTTGAGTTAAATCAAATGTTCCGTTTACTTGATTATAAACATAAACAGTTCCGGAGTCAATTGCTTCTACGCTATTTTGTGGAGCACCTATAAATATTTTTGTTCCGTCATCGGAAATACTTAGGCTTGCTCCAAATCCTTCATACTCGCTAATAGGAGAGTCTATAATTTGACTATATTGATATCTTCCGTTTGTCTTTCTATAGACAGCAACTTTTATTAGTGGCTTAGTACTGTCTTGATGATTAGTATAAGAAGCTGTTGTTACAAGTACTTCACCGTTTGCACTTACATCAAATTGTTCTCCAAAATTAGTAAGTAAATCTTGTTCAATTGCACTATCATCGCCTAATGTAATTCCACTTAGGTTCGGAATAAAGCCTTGTATTGCTGTGCTTTCAGAAATTTCAGTCCAAAAGTTGCTATTAAACGCTTGACTTGTAAGATTAGTTTTTGCTGTGTACAATTTATTATTATAGAATACAATTTCATCTTCAAAATAATCTGTTGTATTATCAAATACACCTCTATACTTAGGATCTTTACCTAATTGGAAAGTTGTATCGGTGCTTGTTTTATTAAAGAAATACAATCTTCCTTCATTATCTTCAGTATTATTTCCTGATGCATGAGCAATAATTGTATAGGTTGTGCCATCTTTAACAATTTTAATCTTATTACCTAGACGTAGATTATTTTGTGCTGTAGGCACTGTGAAATATCCATCTAAATTATAATCTTTTCCTGAACTTTTCTTGTATACTCCAATAACACCTTCATTTGTAAACCCACTTGCACTTGCTGTAGATGATACTGGAATTTTATTTGTTTGTTGCCAGTCAAAGTTAAACTGATTCGGAGCGTCTACTGTTCTAGTAATACCTGTCTTTGATGTGTCTTCATATATCCAATATTCTAATCCAGTTAAACTAGTACTTGGACTAATAGGGATATCCTCTCCTTGATCAACTACAATTAATTTTCCAGCTGTTGCTGTATCAAGTTTAGTATTAACAATATTACCAACAAGTCTTTCTGTACTATCATTTAAGAAAAACGATAGTGTAGATAAATCATTGTTTGCTTGTCCTAAACTCCAACCTGTAGTTGTATTTTTAACAAATAATCTTACTCTATCAAATAATCTAATAACTTTGGTTACTTCTGCACTTGCATTTGTTGCTTGGTCAAGAACTGTATCACCTACAACAGGTATAAAAGGATTACCTTGTAAGTCAAAGTTTGTAAACAATACTTCAATTTCGCCATCCCATATATCATTTACAACATGTGTTGAACTGTTTAGATAACTAAACGACAATCCTATAGCCGACGGGTTTTGTACAGCATTATTAACTCTTAGTGTATTAAGATTAAATCTAAATAGATCACCAATATCTAAAGTAGAGTTTACTGGTGCTCTAAATATCCATTCACTTGATAATGTTACAACTTCAGTTTGTCCTTCGACAAAACTTAAAGTTTCAATATAACTAATTGGAGTAACTTGTGCGGCAGGTACTGTTTTTAAATTATCATAGATATTTTGATATAAGTTTACAGTATCTACTTCATCAAGTTTAATAATATCTTTAATTATTAAATTTGGATTAGTTTCAGCAACTACATCACTACTAAAAGTAGAACCAACATTTATTAACCACCAGCCATTGTAAGCTGTATAATCAGTTGGGAACACTTTTGTATATTCACCTAAGTATGCAACTCCTGAATATATATCATCAGTAGTTTCAAAATCACCATTTACATCTTTTAAATAAATTATTGTTTTATTATCCGGATTATTAAACCTATAATAAACTTCTGCTTTACCAGCGGTAGTTTGTACAGTATCACCTACACCCGGAACAGCTTGTGTGTTATCAATAAGAATAATTAAATCAATTTTTTCAACAATACTATGTTCACCGTTTATAAATTCTTTCGAAAGTACTGGACTATTGTCAAACGGTAATACTCCGCTTGCACTTAAAGTTGTATACTGATTCCATTTTAATTGTAATTTATCGCCTATCTTTGTAGCTTCGTACTGTGTAGCAGGTGCTTTAATTAAAATATGATCAGTTGCTTCAGATGGAAAGCTATAATTTCCTCTAATTATATAAGGTATGTCTGGATAGTTTCCGTTTGCATCTACTAAAGGACTTATATTCAATGCACTACTATTAAATGTAGTAAATGTTGTTGTTTCTGCAGGGAGTATCTGTCGTCTTGCTCTCCAAAGTTGTTCTTTATACGAAACAATATCACCCTGGGCATAAGTTCTACCAAATTCAAACGTATCTTGATATTGAGTCTTTACATTACTTGCATCAGGTGCTCCTATTGCAAAATATTCAGCATCTTTACTTATTGCAATACCCTTGCCAAAATTTGCATCAGCATCAAATAGTGTAGAAGCTTCAGGTATATTTTGATTCTTTTTAAAGTCCTCTGATTCAGAAGCTCTTAAGAACACATCTACATCACCAATTCCTGAACTATTTTTGCCAGAAGCTATAAGTGTAGTGTTGTTAAGATCGACTGAAAAAGCACTTCCTAAAGTAGTACCTGTTTCGTCTGCTTCTATAAGTTTATCTTCTGAGTAAATTATGTTATTCTGTAATACTTGCCACTTGCCAGTATCATCGTCATCAACCCATACTGTTTCGTCATTAAATAGTTTTGTTCGTGCAACAAATTCATTTAAATTTGAAAGTTTACTAATTCTTGCACTTTCAAATTTTGTTAAAAATCCATCAATGTTTTCTTCGTCAGTTACAGTACCTTGAATGGTAAGTTTGTTAATACTAACTTCTGTAACTTTATAGAATCCATCATTAGACGTATTAACTAATCCTACTATATCTCCAACTGTTATACTAGGAATAGTATCTAATGTTAAAGTAGCAGTATCACCGTTATTAACAATGTCTGTAATTCTATTTTCAGTACCGATGTGCTTATAAACATTCCAACTTTGTTTTTCGATTGCTACCCATACATATTCACCTGTAGCTACAAGTGTAATATCAAGGTCTGCAATGTTATCATAATTTAAAACTTTAAATTTAACATCGTCAGTATTAACATATCCAGCGTCTTTATAAGTTCCATCTGCAAAATACTTTGTAGGAAATGGTTTATGATCATAGTTATTAGGTTTAACATATACATCGCTAGGTAATGCTTTAACAATTAAACTAGTATCTCTTGGATCTATTTGATTTACTAAATCAATCGGTTGTGGAGATAGTCTAAAATCTTTTTCATTAAGTTTAATTTCAAATTCTTCAAATCCACTACTTGCACCATACTGTCCTGACCTAATAGCCCATTCTTCAAAGAACTCTAAGCTCTCTTTACTGGCACTTCCTAGTTTGTCAAATAACTTTGTTAGTGCATTTTTTGTACCTTTGTCTCTAATAAAGCCTTGATAGAATTTGTATTGGCTAACGGAATCTGGAATAATATTTTCTAAATATTTTCTAGTTTGATAACCTATCAAATGCTGTGCAAGTTTTTGTTGCTCAGTATCAAAATTATCACTTTCTAAATCATAAAAGTCTGCAAATTGATTTGCTTTATAATCCCAGTTAGGCAATAATCCTGATTCAGGTTTACTAGCTAACGCTATGAAATCGTCTGACTGGAATTTTTGTGATCCTATAATTTTGTTTTGTGCAGTATAATAAAACTGTTTGTATTTTACAATATCACCTATTGCATAATCTTTCCAAGCAACCCATTCAGTAGTTTCAGCAGAGTCATATATAAATCCTGGAATGTCTAGGCCGCCTGTCCAATCATCACTTCTATAACCTAAAACTTTAATTCTTTCTTGCCTGTATCCACTTGGCTTATCATAGATAGTATCATTGAATACTGTGCTGTTATCTAATAATACAACGTGTTCTTTTTGAACTGTTGGTATTTTAATATGGAATATGCCGTCAGCAGTATTAACAGTTTGTAACCCAAATTGATTACTATTATCTCTCGATATACTAGAAAACTCAGGAATAAACTTCTTTCCGTCGGCTTTTAGTAAACTATAATCAAAGAAGTTGTTAAACACATCATCAACTACTGCATATTCTTTTTCAAATTTAATTATATTAGCACTAGGACTAATTGTTAATAAAGTTCCTTCTTTCCAATTCTGCAAAGTCCAGAACATAAACTCTTTTGCACTTAATTTCCAATCTTCAATTGATGTAATATTTGAATTGAAATTATCAAAAACAAAACCTTGAGCTTTTAAATATTCACCGTAGCCCAGTATAAAATCTACAACACTTTGTACATCTGAAAATGTTGTTCCATAACTTACTTCGGAAACTTCTTTTTCGTATACTTTTGCTATTAATGCTGTTGTGCCACCGTCTTCTGGTAAGAAAGGAAGTTTTGCAAAGTTATCTGCATTAAATGTATCTGAACTAGTATGTGCTGTAGTTACTCTATAAAATGTTGTATTAAACTGTACTATCTGATCCTGTGTATACACACTATTAGAATCCCACGAAATAAATGACTGGCTTATTCCACCAATTCTAATTGCAGGATCATTTTGTTGTCTAATAGGAGCAAAATATTTAAACACAGGCGAAGTTTTATCATAACCTCGTACCATAAACCCATTAGCTCTTTTTTCTATAATAATTCCACTATAAGATACTAAGTCTAAAGGAGAACTAGTGTTTAAAAATATTTTATAATTTTCATCAGGAACAAAAAGATTTCCTTCATTAGTTGGAGTTCTGCTATCAAGAATTAATTTAAATTTATCTTTTTGTGTAAACCCGCCAATTTTTATACCTAATTTATTATTAAGAGATTTAATTTCAGTCTTGTATTTTTTATAAGATTCTTCACTATTGCCTAATAAAATTGCTTGCATGTAATTTACAAGACCTGAAGTATTTACTCTAGTATCATCATCTGCACCGTTAGGAAAAATAATATTTGTAGGTGACAAACGTTTACCTGTTGTTCCGTAAACTAAGTTTCCTGAAGCATCTCTTGAAGTTCTACTTCTATCAAATGCTGTTGCAAATACTTTTGATGGTTGATTTATTAGCCATGCTATTAATACTGAGAACGAGTAATCAGAACTTTTACGCCATGCACTTTCAACTGGGCCTTCGTCACCGAATCTAAACGAGCTTGCAAATAAAGGTGTAATTGTATTTTTTGCTAATCCAGTTAAGTTCGGAGGCATTAGGTTTCCGTCATTATCAACAGGAATATATTTTAATAAATCTACATGTTTATATTTAGAAACTGTTTTTGTAGGTTGGTTTATAATTCCGTTTTGTATATCTGTCCATAAAACAAGGTTATCACTTGTATAAGGTGCAGTACCATATTCATCATCCCACCATGTGGGTTTGATAGTAAATCCTAAACACTCCCACGGATGTGTATGAGGTCTATCAGTTCCGTAGTATTCTTTATATATTGCTCTCCAATATCCAGGTAAATTATCTCCGTTTGGATATTGAGCGTGACTATAATTATAAGTAAATCCATTGCCTATAGCATGTATTGTATTGTTTGTATAATCTATACTGCCAACTAAATCTAACCATTGATTAAAATCTACAATTAAAGAACTAGTAATTTCATATCGGTCAAAGTTTGTAGGATTTTCATAAGAACCTATAAAATCTTCTATATTAAATATAGTTTGATCGTATGCTTGCTTTATATTATTGTAGATTCTTTTTTCTAATTCAATAATTAAATTATCTCTATAATCACCATAGGCTTTAATCTTACTTCCGTCGTGACCTTGAATCGTACATACTAGTTTTGGATATGATTCGTAATCGTCAATATTATTTCCTGCTTCAGTACCACCAGTTGTAGGTAGATAAAAAACAATATTTGAACCATCAAACATAATAGGCTTGCTAGTTCCGTTGCCGCCGTTGTCAGTATCTAAAGAATTAGCATCTACTTCAGTAGTATACAAAGGATAATACCAGCCAAGTTTATTATTTTCAGTTCCGTATATTTTAAATGGGCCAGTTGTTTCAGGATCATTTAATACATATGAATCATCTATTGTAGCTGTAGGTATATACTTCGGATACAATCCTAATTTAGTAGGAGTAGCTGGTATCCAACACCCATCAGTTGACGTATAATCGTATATTGTTATTTGATCATTTTCAACTAACGTTCCTGTAATATTAATAAAGCCTTCGGTTGTTAAAACATAATCTTCATTTATTACTAGTTGTTGGTTATTTTTATAAACTGCTATTGCACGATTTGAAAGTACATTATTATCAAAAGTATCACCGAAGCTAAAAAATTTGTCATTAATATCAAACACAGTATAATCGTATCTTAAAAATCCTTCAAAAGGAACCATGTCTGAAAAATAAAACGGATCAGTTTTTGTTTTATCTTGCATCATAGTTTTTAAAATAAGATCTACATGCTCCTTAACTGCGCCGTCGTATCCTAAAGAATCTGCTGTTTGGATGAACAAACGTTTAAACTTACCGTATTCAGCTTTTGCAAATCTAATTGCTTTTACAATATCACTTTCTTTATTTGTTAAATGATATGCTGAAAGGTTAATACTTCCGCTATGTTGTACAAATCTTGTTCCGTATTTTGATACAGGTCCTAAGTTTCTTAGGTTACTTGTTCCTGGATATGTTCCTTCAAAATCAGGAGTGTTTTCAATAATACTTTCAACGTGATCACTTACTTGTCCAAAAGTAAATGACGTAACATTTTCGTTAAGAGGATTATTTTCTAAGTTAATTGGAAACTCAAAATATCCGTTTGAATTTTTCTTTGCTTTTGATTGTGTTTTTACTATTAACTTATCAGTTTCTGATAAATTATTTTCTAAGTTAACAAATCTAATATCATTTAAATTATATAAACTATAATCTGAACCATTTTTTAGTTTTTTATTGTTAAGAAAAACTTCAACTATTAAATCTGATAAATTTCCACTATTTTTGTATACATCTATAGGATAATCATTTATTAGTTCTTCTGTGTTATATTGTCTAACAACTTTTTGTTTACTGTCAGTGTCAGCCTTTATCCAGGATGTTACACTACTAAACTTTGTTCTATCTTGATATTGTTGTAAAAATAAATTATCTGTTGTTACGGTAATAACATCAGTACCTGATTGATAATTGAACTCATCACTTAGCAAATTAAAATCAAATATTATATCTCCACTATTATTAATACTTTTATAACTTAACGGAAATCCTAATTCAGTATCTACTGTTCCAGTACCTTCTTTATAACTAAAAAGTTTAGTACCTGTAAATGTACTTGACTCGTATGTTGAAACACTTACTCCATCGTTATCAAACAAATCAAACAAAGGTGCTTGATTAATCTTAGTTTTTTCCTGTGCTATATTCCAAGTAGTTCCGTTATAAAATAAAATTTTACCTTTGTAGGCATTACCTGTTTTAACAAGTACTGTTTCGTTTAGTAAAGGATCGGAATCAGTTTCTTCTTTAAGAGCAATTTGTGTATTACCATTATGTAAAAGTAATGTAACTTTATAAACTTTGCCTTTTACTCGTGCATCAGTGTCTGCTCCAAATATAACACGCATTCCTTCAACAAGTTCAATACCATCAACATTATAACCTAAACTACCTTCAACAACCGATAATGCATCTTTAGTAAAGTTATCAAATACGTCAACATCTTTTTTAACTTGTGTACCAGTGTTAATAAGTTTTAGTCCTTCGTCAAACTCAATAATAGGACGCTTTGCTCTATTATTTTGATCTAACAATGTTGTTAGTCCTAATATTTTACTTGTAGTTGCAACAGTATCTTTATGGAACCATTTATTATATCTTGACCACTGGTTACTATCTGGTGAAGATCTATTAATAACAATATAATCTTTTGTTCCAGCATAACTTAGAGCATCATCAAAAGGAAGTTTGTCAAAAGGATTAGTATCAAATTCTGTGTTTATATCAGATAGATAACTTGCTGTAATTTCTAAATTATTAGCCAAAACTAATTTAATAGACTTACCAACACCTTCAACATACCATTCGCCTGTATCATATTTTGCTGGACTTACAATGCCTTCAAATTTTAATTTCATTCCATTTGAAAGTTCATATCCATTATTCATGGTATATGTTTTTCTGCCTATTATTTCTTCTTCAACATTTATTTCACTGTTTTCTTCTATGTTTAATATTTTGATTAAACCACTTGCTTCAATATCAAGGTCATTCATGTAATACAAGTAAGGCGGTGCATCTAACGGAACAGTAAATGTAACTACTCCTTGCTCAACTTTTTGTTCTGATAAACCTTTGTTGTACAAATTATCATCTGCGATTCTACTAGTATTTCTAATAGCAAATGGCATATCATCTGTGTTAATATTAAATGTATACGTTTGTCCACGATAAAGTGTAAGAGTAGGATTTGGTGTAGGTGTATCGTCGTCAAATGCATATGCAATATTGTCAACATTATCTACTTTTGTCACACTAATTGTTGATTGCAAATTTCGAGGTTCGCCAATTACAGTAATACTGTCTGGGCCGTTTGGTAGCCAATAGTATTCGCGGAAGTTAGTAAACTTATCCCAATCAATATTAGGATTCCATGCATAATATTCTTGTGCATTTAGTTTACTATGATCTGTAACATTTCCTTGTCTTACTTTAATACTGTTGACATAGTCATTATAATCAGCATAATAGTTTACGTTGTCAAGGTCATCTTCAATTACAACTGCTGGTTCAAGTTGATAATTTGATCTTTCATCACTTACATCACCAATATAGTTGTCTATTGTTTGGTTGTATGCTTTAGATGATTTGCGTCCAAAATAACCGTCAATCTTTTCAACTACACCAGGTTGGGTAAGTTGATCTAATGTGCTGGTTAGAAATTTTTGGTTTGCTACTGTTCTAAAGTACTTAGGAAGCAACTCATGACTTCTACGCTTTTTATTGTTTTTTCCTAAAGGAATATTAAATTCATCATTGGCCATTAGTAAGCACTTCCTCCGCTACCGCCGCTAGATCCACTACCGCTATTGCTACTTGAACTGCTACTTGAACTGCTACTTGATAGTCCTACATTTATACTACTTTGCACACCAACTGGTGCTGTAATAGATGCTGTAACAATGTCGCCGTTTTCTGCTTTAATTCTTGTTGCTGTAATACTATCAATTATTTCTATATTATCTACTGTTGCTCCACTTACAAAAATTTCATAGTCTTCTGCTTTAATTTCGTACAGGCTACCAAATGCTTGAGAATCTTGTGTTGGAACAATAACAATGTTTGCTATATCAGGTGCAGTTGCATTCATGATATATGTTGCAAGTTCTGTAAAACTAAAGTTATCACCAAAATCCCAATTATCTAATGTAAAGAATTGATTAATTGCTTGCACAACTCTTGTTTTAATATCGCTATCGTTAGTTACTTGGTCTGGATTTTTAACTATTTTAAATTTTGCTTGCACGTCTTCAGTTGCCTTATTTCCAAATAGTACTTTGTATCTAACAGGGTGATAAATGATTTCATCACTCACTGATTTCTTTTTATTAATTTCTGCACCGTAAGACAAAAATAATTCATCACTACTTGGCGGCAATGGTTGTGTAGGTATACCACCTTTAAGCCATTTTCTAAAGTTTGTATCGTACTGTCTTGTTAGTATATATGTGTCAATAATATTACTTGAACTAGGATCGATTCTACTATTTTCATCTGCACTGTGAACATACTGGAATCTTAAATTTGCTCTACCTACAAAGGCTTTATAACTTGCACTTATAGTAAGCACTGTTCCATTAATATATTTAAATGCATTAATGTCTGCAATATAAAATACTTGGCCGTTATCATATTGACTATACGCACCTATATCAGTTTCAGTAGCAACAATTTTTACACTATTACTATTATCATAAACAAATATATTGCTACCTTGTGACGAGTTAGTTTTCTTTAGTATAATATATTTTTGTAATGGATTAACTAATTCATCAACAACATTTTCAAAAATGTCTGGGTCATCAACTACACCGTCGTCGTTTTTGTCGTAAAAACCTGCTTCAATTTTTTTACTATTAACATAACCGTCAATGTCTCTAAACTCTTTAACAATTTCCCAAATAATACCGTTAGTATAAGGAGCTGTTGTGTCTGGCTTAGTATTAATACTTAATAACTCAATTTTATCTTTAATTAATTGACTAGTTTTATTGTCATAAATTTTCTTTGTGCTATCGAAGTAAAAGTTTACTTCGTTATCGCTTTCAAACACATATCTTAAACTACGCTGTGTAATTGTATACGATTCGCCATTAGTTTCAAACAATAATAACCAACTTGAGTCAAGTTCAGCATTACTAATATCCCCTGCTTTACCATTACTAAAATCGCCTGCTACATTTAGATTTTCTTTTGTAATAACACGCCATTCTCTTACAGGTTGATCATAACGTAATCCAAAAGTTTTGTAAGCAAATACTTGATCGATAATTTGTGTTTTAACATCTGTAGATAGGAATCTATTTAATTTTGGTCTTACTTCTTGTAGTACTGCTCCTGTTGGAACTACATCGTTAAATGTAATAGGTCCAGATCCGTCTGTTTGTACTTCAGTTCCGTTGCCAACTACACTAATAACTCTTAACCATTTGTAAGTACTCGATCCTGTATGATCCGCTGAACCAAGCATAGAAGTTCCGTCCGGCATAAAATGATATCCAGGCGCTGGAGTAAATTTAACTAGGCATCCTGGTTCAATATATCTTAACGCACCGCCAGTAAACGATCCAACTTGATACTTTTCATCATTGGTGTCTATCAAATAACCTGTACTAGCATTTGTTGATTTGCTGGATTGTACAAGTGTGGCACCTAAGTCGTTAACAATAATTTTTGAATAGTTGCTGTTATAAAAATTATTAATATCTCTACTACTAAGTAAAGGCTGAATTAAATTTTCAATTTGACCTTCGATGTCAGTTTGTGAAGTAAATGTAAAACTGTATTTGTTTACATATTGTTCTTTATAAAGTACACCGTCATTGGCGTATATATTTGTACTAGAGTATTTTGCAGTTGGATCTTTTAAATCAAAGTATCTACTAATACCACTCGATGTACGATTAACACTTTTTGTTTTAATAATTTCTTGGCTAACCCCTAAAGGAACAACTTGATAATCTTCAGCTGTTATCATTCTGTCTTGTGAATAATATGTTTGCGGTGCAAGGTTTCTTATACTAGCACTTGTTTCACTTACACTTGCATTATCAATATTAGATTTTAATCCAAGGCCTATTGTTAGTGTTTCTCTAGTTCCTGCTTTACTTGTATAATCAACTGTTATACTAATGTTTACAAGATCTTCTGGTCTAATAATAAACTGTCTATTAGCACTTTGTCTATAATATATTCTAAATGAGCCTCTTGGTAAGTTACCAAAAATTCCGTCAGCAAATATTAAATTAATTCTATCATCAACTCTTGTTTGTACTGCATAAACATTACGTTTATCTTTTGAGGTTGAGTTGTATATTACGTTATTGCCAGTTGTTGAATCAACTTTAGACCAAAGCTGTGATTCAAATCCGATACTATTTAATTTGTACAACCAGACATCACTGTTATTAATGTTAGTTGCATCAATGTTAACAATTTGATTGCTTGTAGGATTATCAATTGTGAAAGATCCTGTTTGTGTTAATCCTTGTCTAAAGTGTACAAAGTAACCTGTGTTACTACTTCCGTTACCTTGGCCGTCTTCTCTGTATAAGAATCCTAAATTATTTCCAGGCAATGGAGCTTCTTCAACAATATTGCCAGCATTAATATTTGAACTTGTAACTTCAAATTGTGTATTGCTTCCGTTTACTGTTTTACTAAAACTATATGTTGGAACGTTAGTGTTCGTAGCATTAAAACGATATTGCTGTGTAAGTACACCATTAACTGTATCTGAGTTATTTGGTTTACCAATAATACCATTTTGAGGTAATGCTGAATTTAACGTTTTTGTAAATTGTTCTTGCCAATTTTCATTGCTAGGATCATTCCAAGTAATTGTTTGTCCAGAAAGATTTATTCCATTACTGTCAATAATAGATTCTGTACTTGATATGCTTTCTAGTTTTAATAAACCGTTTGCCGCTTGGTTACGCTTAGGATTGTATGAAAGCAAACGTGCAAGACGTAATACACTTTCTCTACGATCTGCAAGTTCAATAAAGTTTTCTCTAGCATTTAGGTCTGATCGGAAAGCAAGGTTTTGCCCGAGGAAAGCAATCAAATCTATAAGAGCTAGGTACTCTGAACTTTCAATATAATCGTTAAAGTCTTCTGGATAATTTTGACGTAGGTATCCTATCATCGCACGACGAAGATTGTCGAAATCGTATGATTTAAAGTCTGCATTTCTAAAGCTCTGGTATACTTTTTTCCAGTCTTCAGCTAATAATAATCTGTTTTGTCTATCTGTTGTTGACATCTATTTTCCTCTTACAAACTATTTATTTGATTGAGAAAAGTACATACTTAATTCAGTAATCCATTACGCTCGTCAAACTGAAATTTTAGTTGTTCTGAGATGTTATATGGCAAGTAAGTAATATTGCACTCTATCTGTATTCCATGCTCAAAGCTGTCTACTATTATGTTTGACGCTCTAGTTCTAGGATCATAATTAACAATTTGTGTTACATTCTTCGCTATTGCTTCTTTTAGTGTTTCTGTTAGTGGTTCAAACAAGGCATCCCAAATAATACAACCAAATTCAGGATTTTCTAATCTTTCACCTTGTCTTATATGAAAATGATTAAGCAAATCTTGCTTTATAAGTCCTATATCATAAAGTGCAAAGGATTTGTTTGAATTGTTTACTGTAGATGTGCCCCTATATGCTCTAGATGGTACATTAGGCTTCGGCGCTTCGGGCGTTTCAATTTTAATATTTTTATATAAATCTTTTTCTACACTACTCATAACACTATTTAACCTATTATTACCTGCGTTGCACCCGTATCTCTCACGTGTCCGCAACTGTCTGCATCACCTTGTCTATTAATAGGAATGCCGCCTATTGTTACTAAAGCATTACCATTTGCAGTTACTGGTGAAGCATGTTCGCCAACACCATGACTTTCTATAGGATCGCCGTCTGTAGCAATCGGCTGTCCTCCTACAGATACAAGTGTTTGTTTTGTACTTGTTATTGCCGCGCCTGCATCATTTTGGTCGCCTAATCTATGTATTTGTCCTGGCATTATACTGTAGAATCCGTTCCTGCTGTTGCCGCCGCTGTACCATCAATAGGTACATTGTACTGATCGGGTATACTCCAATTACGTTTAATGCTTTTTACGTACTGACTTTTGCTGTTAAATTGATAATTAGAAACTTTTGCATTATTTCCTTGGTTTCCGCCGAGTACTTTAATAACACCGTTTGAAGTAATTTCTTGTACAAATCCAATGTGTCCGCCCGAACGTGTTTTTGATTTAAAAATAATAACGTCCCATTTACGTATTTGACTTGTGTCGCGCCAATCAACTTCGCTACCCCATTTATACCAACCTTGACTACTCATTGTTTTTAAAGTAGGAACTCCTGCTGTAAACAATGCCCAACTTACAAATGCCGCACACCATGCATATGCCATTTCACTACTATCTCTAGTGTAAGCGTTACCACATACTTTATAAGTTTCTAATATTCTTGGGTTGCCTGGATTTCCTCTTTCACGCCAGTCCTGTGTAAGTACATTTTTTAGCAAGGCATCTAACTTTTCCCATCCTGGACCTTCAGGTAAAGGACCTGGTGTAATATTAGGATCCATTGGAGGTAAATTACTGCTGTTAACATAGCCGCCGCCACTTGGGCCGCCGCCTGTTGGAGCTGGATAGTCTCCTTCTAAATCTAAATAATTGTATCTATTTGATTCAATTAATTCGTTCCAGCCTGCATTGTCTTGAATTTGTGCAGGATTTACTACTGGACTATTTGGTATTAAAATTTGACACATATTAAACTCCTATTGTCCTATTAGGATCTCTAATCCAGTCTGGATCATATCTTCCGTTTGCTAAAAACTTAGCGTTGTAATATCCTTGATCTTTAGGACGTCCTAAATTATAGCCGCCTTCTGTTCCAGCAATAGCAAATCTAAAATTACCTAATATTCCGCGACCAAAATCTTTGTAACGTTCTTTTAGGTATGCCGCTGTTACAGCAACGCTTGCTTCTACATCTGTTAATAGTAATGTAGGATCATCAACAATTTTAACACCAAAAGGATTATATTCTGAAACTAATGCTTCGTCTGTTAGTCCTGCTAATTTACCATAACGTTGGTAATTTGCTTTACCTGTTAATTGGATCAATCCTCTACCTATAAACTTGCCTCCGTCACCTGGTGATGTATTTCCCATGCCAGGTCCAATACTACTTGTATTACCATATACAAGTTCAAAGAATTGTGTTTTGTCTGCTTTAATTGTTGTGAGCTGTGAATCACTAACTGTACGTGCCGCACTAAAGATAGAGCGTATTCTATCATTACTTGTTCCGGCATAGCTAGATTCTGTTTTAAGCTGAAGTGCTGATTCTGTTTCAGCACATGCTATTGCTGAATAAACTTGTTCTTCTGTAAATCCTTGAGCTGACAGTGCCGCCGCAAATTTACGTGATAGCTCTTGTTTGCTAATTTTTGTTGCTGGCGGATCTGGTGGAATATCTGCCGCCGCTGTTGGGTCAAAACTGGAACTACCTTCAGGTGCTCCGCTACTATTGTAACTGTTTGGCACTGAGCCTGACTCAGTAACTGTTCCTGCTGGTCCACGCTTAAATGTATCAGGTGTACTAGGTGGATAAGTTTCACCTTGTTGATTACCTGCTCTAGTATTTGCATGTCCATATTTTATAGGATCCATATTTTCATGTTCAAACCACGGTTCGTGTTGTGGCACTCTAGATGTCGGTAATGCCTTTTCAGGTGGTGTAGGTGAAGTTACATATGGTGCCGCTGGTATGGTTGCAGAATCTGGAGCTGTTGGTTCAATATTTTGTATGTCAATAGTTGCATCACTTTTAACATAAACAATTCCTGTGCCTTTAATATTAAAACTTTCACCTGACGATAACCTTGTTTGTGCGCCAGCTTTAATATTAAAGTTTGTATCTGATTCTTGTTTAATATCGCCTAATGCTTTAATATCAATAGTTCCATCAGTTGACACTTTTATACTTGCACAAGACTCTATTCCTAAAGTTGTAGCACTTCCTATTGCCATATTACCTGTACTAATAAAACTTCCTTGTCCTTGTGAAGCCATCATTGTGTTGCCTTCAGAAAATGTTATCATGTCACTACTTGTGTTTAGTGTAATATCTTTACTTGCATTTACACTGTAGGTTGTTCCGCTTATAATATTTGTGCTGTCAAAACTACTTTGTTTAATTTTGTTTGCAACTACATTTAAATCTTGTCCAGCAGTTAAATTAATATCTCTATCTGCTGTAAAATTTAAATCTTGTTGTGAGTGTACACTTACACTATCAGCCGCATAAATGTCAATTTTACCATTTGATGTTAATTCTATCCATGCTGTACCTCTGCCATTAGCAATATAAATTAAATCTTCGGAGTTATGCATAAGGATCTGATGTCCTGTACGTGTTCGTAGTCTAACCAAATCACTAAACGGAAGTGATTGATCTCCTCCTGTTTCGCCAGCTTCTTTATTAACATACTGCATTGCTGTATCTTTAGGATGGCCTTTTCTAATTAATCTATGATCTCCGTCATCCATAGCAAATGAACTGCCACCTAATCTACTTCTATAATAATCAACTGCTTGACTAGTAGGTCCATATTTTCCTTTAGGTGCGCCTTGGCGTTTATCTAATGGTCCAGGAGTACTCCACCCAAATACATTACTAGGAACTTCTCTTCTAGCACCTGTTGTAGTTACACCTCGTATTTCGTCTTCAACTAATCCACTAGAGACAAGTTGATTAACACTATCAATATTAATTGGTTTTTTGTAACTTGTTGGATTTGGCCCTGTATTATTAAGTTTTTTATTATATTCACCTGTAGGTAATTTTTTACCTTTTAAATCCGATGGAGTGCTATCTGACGTAAGTGTTGTACTAGGATTTCCTGGTACCATAAAATTCATATATTCGTCTTGAATACAGCCAATCCAATATGCTTGGTTTAAAGAACCTTCTGCAAGTATTACTAAAACCTTTGTACCTGGATCAGGCGGTACTGCCCAAAATCCATAACTTTGTTGTGTTGAACGATAATCATCATTTCTTGTATTACTAGAAACATCACTTACACCATAAAAAGGCATAAGATATCTTGCTGTAATTATTTGACCTTCTTCGTTTGCATCGTTACCACTAAATGCATTAGTTTGTAATTCTACTCTTAGGTCTCCAGAATGCCTAGGATCAACGTGACTAATAACTTTTGCAACATATGGTCCTGGATTATCAATAGCTTTTCTTGCATAAGGGGTCCGTTTATTTACTGGCATTATAAACCGCCTCCGCTTTTAAGTTTTGCTTTAATACGTTTACGTTCTTCTTCAGTTCTTATTCCATTAATATAAATTTCTTTTTCTTCTGCGTTTGCAACATTACCTAGTTCGCCAGCTGTAAGATTACCGTTGCCGTCTGTATCTAATATCTTAAATGCTATTTCTTCTTTAGATGCTCCGGCGTCTTGCATTTCTGAAATTAGTTTTTCTTTAGCGTGTTTTACTGCAAGCAATGATTGTTTTTCGTCTGTTGCTACTTGAGTTAGCTGTTGATTCTTACGTCTAATCATTGCTAATTCTTGTGTAAACTGTCCACCACTAAAAGAACTTGTTAAAGTGTTTACCATATACAACCCACTAAAAGCATCAACGCCTACCGAATCTCCAAAGTCGTACATACCGTTTGACTTTATATCTATTGGTGTTCTAAAATTCAATCTAATGTCCACTTGTCCTGATTGGTAATCCATTGTAGTATCTGATGTTAAATTAAAAAATTCAGTTTCCTTAGCAGAGTAATTTCCCATACCACTATCTGCAAGATAATACGGATCTCCCCAAATCTTCATTGTAGTACTAATTAAGTCTACATCCGAATTGATTAAGGCATCATTGAAACGTCGGGCAATTTCAACTTTACCCGATTCTGATATTGCTCCAGCTGTTCCGTTTTCAGTTCCTAATGTAGTGTTTACTGATGCTCCGTCACCTTGTACATCTTGTGCCGCATTTGAAATAACATATTCCTCGTTAAGTTCTGACTCATCCTTAGATCCTGACAATGCACTTAAATCAGTACTTGCTTTATTTCTATTTGCTGTTGGACTAATTGCTTGGAAAAATGCATTTTGAAACTGTAGATTAAATTCTAAAACATCTGTATTTTTTCCTGTATACATATAATTGTATTCTCTAGCACACTGTCTTTCAAGTGCTTTATAACCGGAGTATGCTCTGTTAGGACTTGCAAATACACTTTGGTGTACTTTCCATGGAACAATTTTATATACAATTACTCTCGGCGGACGTCCTGTTTGTGCTTCTTGTTGTTTGTTATCTATGTTATAAATGTTTGCTTCAATCTTAAACCAATCAACCATGCCCTTTTCATCTGGCTGTGTATCAGGAGAACTATTCTCACCGTATAAACTAATTAAAACTAAATCTTCTAATATTTTTTGTATTTTTGATCCTTTTGCAAATTTAATACTTCTACGTGCAGGATCAATAGTTATGTTATCTCGTTTTAATAATCCGTTTTCTTTATCATAATTAAAACTTGCTTGGCCAAATGGTACTGTTCCCGGACCTAACGGATCAACTATACTAATTTGTGCTTGTCCTATATCATTTACATTTTCTGTTGATTCATTAAAACTCTTAATTGTTTCACTAAGATTTGATCTTTTTAGAATATAACCTTTTTGGTTATACAAAAAATTTCTATATTCTTGTTGGTTGTCAGCATCAATATATGTCCCTGAACTTATACTGTCAATAGCTCTTTGTAAATCTGTAGAATTATAAGTATTAACACGTCTTGCTGGTGCAGGGAAATCACTGAAATCTGATGCATAAGAATTACTTGTTGTTTGAGTAGCATGATCATCTTCGTCTGAACTTTGTATTGCAGTAGCTAAACTAGATCTATCTTTTGGAAAAACAAAAACATATTCATCAGGTTCGACGCCAGCTTGTGCTTCTACGTTTCTTAATAAATGTGTATTAATAACTGTTGCTAAACTTCCTGCGCCAGTTTGTATAAGTTCGTTAAGTGTTCTACCTGTAATTTCAATATCAACAGGTAATGTTTGTACTGCATCACTAAATGCTTGATCGTTAAACGGAACACCTCGCATGTTATAAACACTTCCTTGTGTAGTAACTTCAAATTCACCGTTAACCCATTTAAAAGGAAAAATTCTTCTAGTTTTTCTAGGACGATACATTTTTCCAGCACTGTCCCAGCCTGTAAATTCAAACATGAGTGCATACGGTGCTTCTAGAAAATTTCTATGACCTGCTTCTCTTGCCGCTATTTGCATTGCTTGAACAAATAATCCCATACTATAAGGTTCAATAATATCAAAACTCATGTGAGTTGCATTTGTTCCTCTTGATTTTACGTTAGGATGAATAATCTGTTTCATTTCTATATTATCGATATAGAATTCAATTTTTTTACCGTTCCTTTCAAATGCTGTCATTACTTTTGCATCGCCGGCGCCGCCGGAACTTCGGCAAACTACGTGTTGTAGTCCTGCTGTTCTGTATGTTGTATCTGGTGTGTTTAATTCATCGCTTGAAAGTGCCGCTAGTGTTACAATATAGTTGTAAGTCTTAAAAGCGTTTAAAGGATTTTTTAAAGGTCCTGGTAAAGGAGTTGATATTCCCGGAGTACTAGTGTCTATGCCGTCAAGTATATAATCTCCACCGGGTATGTTTCCATCTGGATTAAAACTTGTATTACCAAATGATGCTGTTGCTAAATCTTCTTCAAGCTCTTTAAGATCGCTTGCTATTGAAATTTTTGTATTTTGTACTTGAGGAATAGATTTAAAAAGATCAGTTAACGTTTTGTCCATTCCAGGCAACAACGTTTCTGATATAATTGGATTATCTTTAAACAATCCGTTTACTATAGGAGACAAATCATTTACTACTGTGCCGCCTAGTTCAGCTGTTTTGCCAACTAAGTTACTAACATCTTTATCAATTTTTCCAATTAAAGCGTCAGGATTAAAATTTCTAGACATATTAAATTCCTAACATTGTTCTGAGCTTATCTCCTTGCGGCAGATATATTTGTGTCCCCGGTAACATATCGTAAATTGGATCTTTTATAACATCCATATTACGTTGAGCAAATACCCACCATAATTTAGGGTCATCATACAAATCGTACGCTAAAAGATCTGGACGATGTGTGTATTGTGGTTCAATTTTATATAGGACATCATTAGTTTCCTGTGGAACTGGACGTATCTTAAAATGTCCTAAATGAAAATTTTCTTGTCTTGTTTTTGAATAAGGACTTGTTTCACCATAACTTGCCATTAGATAAATCCTCTACCGCTTAATATCATATCACCTCTAACAAAACTATCTAAACTAAACTGTTCTACTTCTGATCTACTGTAGGTTGGTTGTACTGTAACTGTAATTTGCGATTCAACTGGAGTGAAACTTACACCTTGAGCACTTTCTACTCCATTTTGTACACTAGTGTTATTACCTATCTGTGTTGCTATGTAATCTATTTCACCTGGAAGGTCTAGTGTAAAGTTTGTTATTACTACTGGAACATCGTTGAATACATAATCTCCGTATCCGTTAAGTCTAACAACTGGTGGCGGATTACCGTTATTCGCAGATTGCCCATAATACATTTTAGTAACTGAACGTAAGTAATGTAATACAGCTACCCAATACTGTGCTTCTAATGCATTTTGAATTACAAAAGGACCAGTAATAACCATTTGATCAATTTGGCTGTTCTCATAAGCATAGAAAGGATAATTAGTATGTACAGGTTGAATTGCTTGATAGTTTGCTGTATGCGACATAACTATCGAAGGCGTAAACGGAAACGTTAAACCACCTGTTGCAACTAATGGCGATAATATAGGATTACTATTGACAAAGTTTGGATCCATCGGAAGTGATAACCTCACTCTCCAATCTTTTCCTTGTGTGCTTGAAAAGCTCGCCGTTTCAGCGACTATACTAGTCGGACTACCATCTTTAGGAAGATTTGTACTCCTGTTTAATTTTGCAAAACCTGCGGGGTTTGCAGACAGTTGTGCAAAATCTTGGACAGTTTCTTTGACAATGTTGGTTGCATTTTGTGCCATTCCTTTGGCCTTATCTGCAAACGAATCATACGTAACATTATCGAATATATTAAATCTGGACATAAAGTGTTCTCCTACTACATTATTTAGTTGACAAAGTTAAGTACATAGTTTATAATATATATAATTTTAGGAGAATCATGTGAAAAGAGTGAATTATTTAAACAATAAAGACATATTGAAAGAGATACACAAATCAAAATCAACATTTTGTAGTTTTGTAGATCCTGCATATGCACAATACGATATAATACTACCTAGTGTAGATAAAATTAATATCCGTACAGTTGCAGAAGCAAAGAGAAATAAAGCAAAAAGACTAACACTAGCCGATTACGAAGCAAAAAAAGCACAAGGAATCAAGGTAAAACAATCCGAATGTGAAGTAGAATACACTAAAATGATTAAAGAAGAATTAATTTTTCGTGTAATGACGTATGATCATATACCAGAAGAACCAGGACGCAAGAAAAATCCTAAAACTATTGCAGATACTAAAGAGAAGTTAAATTTTCCTCCATTTGTGCATTACAAGTTTGATGACAAAGGAGAATTAGTTGTTGTTGGTAAATCACACTGGGAAGGTGGCATGGACAACGGATACTTTAATAAAACAGGAGGCAAGGCAACTAATAAACTTGCTATGATGTGGATGAAACTGTGTGATAGATATGCAACTAGAGGAAATGTACGTGGGTACACATACAATGACGAAATGCGTGGACAAGCAATTCTGCAATTAGCACAGATTGGCTTACAGTTTGACGAATCAAAATCAAATAACCCTTTTGCTTATTATACTGCGGCAGTAACAAATTCATTTGTAAGAGTTATTAATATAGAAAAACGTGCTCAGAATATTCGAGACGATATATTAGAAATGAACAATATGAATCCAAGTTACACTCGTCAAATGAAGGGTGAGTGGGAAGCACAACAGAAACGCGAAACGGATTTATCCAAAAAGTAATTTTTTTGCTTGACAAAGCACTATAATGAACGTATAATATTATAGATTATGGAAAGAGGTACAAATTTTGTTCAAAAAAGCGGCAGTATTCACTGACATTCACCTTGGATTAAAAGGAAACAGTAAAGTACACAATGACGACTGTGAAGCATTTGTAGATTGGTTTATTGAGCAAGCTCAAGCCAATGGATGCGAAACAGGTATTTTTTGTGGCGACTGGCATCATAATAGAAGCAGTCTTAACCTAACAACTATGGACGCAACAATACGTTGTCTTGAAAAGTTAGGCGGAGCATTTAAAAACTTTTATATGTTTGTTGGTAATCATGACTTGTATTATAAAGACAAACGTGACGTAAGTTCAACAGAATTTGCTAGACATATACCAGGCATCACTGTTGTAGATAAATTTACTGAGATTGAAGACGTTGCATTGGTTCCTTGGCTTGTAGGTGATGAATGGAAAAAGATTGAAAAATGCACTGCCAAGTATATGTTTGGTCATTTTGAACTTCCTAGCTTCTATATGAACGCTATGGTACAGATGCCTGATCACGGTGACTTAAAAGCACAACATTTTAAGCATCAAGACTATGTGTTTAGTGGACACTTCCATAAACGTCAAGTACAAGGTAAGATTCATTACATCGGTAATGCATTTCCGCACAACTATGCAGATGCATGGGACGATGAGCGTGGCATGATGATACTCGATCGAGAAAATAGCAAAGATCCAGAATACCTTAATTGGGGACAATGCCCGAAATATAGAACTGTTAAGTTATCTCAATTAATCGACGAACAAGAATCTTTAATAAAACCCAACATGTATCTACGTGTTACTTTAGATCTTCCTATATCTTATGAAGAAGCAAGTTTTATTAAAGAAACTTACATAAACAATTTTGGGTGTAGAGAGATTACACTTATACCACAGAAACAAGATGAGGAAATATCAACTTCGTTGGATATATCAAAGTTTGAAAGTGTTGATGAAATAGTTTCTAAAGAAATTAGTGAAATTGATAGTGATAGTTTTGATAAGAAGACATTGTTAGATATCTATAGCGACTTATAAATGATAAAAATTAAAGACCTAACCGTAAAGAATTTCATGAGTGTGGGTAATCAAACCCAAGCTGTTGACTTTGATAAGCAACAACTTACACTTGTGTTGGGAGAAAACTTAGATCAAGGCGGAGACGATAGTGGTTCACGTAATGGTACAGGTAAGACTACAATTATTAATGCACTAAGTTATGCATTGTATGGATTAGCATTAACAAACATACGCAGAAATAACTTAATTAATAAAACTAATTCAAAAGGTATGTTAGTTACACTACATTTTGAAAAAGATAACGTAGACTATCGCATCGAAAGAGGTCGTAGTCCTAATATTCTTAAGTTTTATGTAAACAATGAAGAACAAGAAATGACAGACGAATCGCAAGGCGATAGTCGCAAAACACAAGAAGATATTAACACACTTCTTGGTATGAGCCATGATATGTTTAAACATATTGTTGCACTAAACACTTATACTGAGCCATTCCTTAGTATGAAACAAAATGATCAACGTGCTATTATAGAACAGTTGTTAGGTATTACTATTCTTAGTGAAAAAGCTGATATCCTAAAAGAACAAGTTAAACAAACTAAAGATGCTATTACACAAGAAACCTTAAAGATTGAAGCAATACAAACTGCTAATAGTAAAATTGAAGGCACTATTACTAGTTTACAAGGAACGCAACGTGCTTGGATTGCTAAGAAGCAACAAGACATGAATAATTTAGCATCTGCAATCGACGAATTAGAACACTTAGATGTTAATGTTGAGTTAGAATCACATGAAAAACTAGTAAATTGGAACGAGCATAACAATGCTATTTTGGCTCTTAAAAAAGAATTAAGCACATTGGAGCCAGCATTACAACGTGCGGAGAAGAGTGTTGAAAAAGCAACTAAAGACATATCAAATCTTGAAGAGGCTACTTGTTATACTTGTGGACAAGAACTACATGCAGATAAAAAAGCAGAATTAGAAGCACGTAAAGAAAAAGAATTAGATGAGGCAATCGACTATCGATCGGAGATTACTAAAAAAGTAGATGACGTTATTAAAGGTCTTGATGACATTGGTGATATCAATGGCAAACCTACTACTTACTATGAAACAGCAAAAGAAGCATACGAGCATAGACAAAATGTTGACAGTTTAAAAACTGCACTTGAAAATAAAACATCTGAAACAGATCCTTATCAAACACAGATTGACGAATTAAACAATACTGCTATACAAACTGTTGACTGGGTTGAAGTTAATCAACTTACAAATTATAAAGACCATCAAGAATTCTTGTTGAAACTGTTAACTAACAAAGATAGTTTTATTCGTAAGAAAATTATTGAACAAAACTTAGCATACTTAAACAATAGACTTACATATTACTTGGATAAGTTAGGATTACCGCATCAGGTTGAATTCTTAAACGACTTAACAGTACAAATTACACAACTTGGACAAGACTTAGATTTTGATAACTTGAGTAGAGGTGAACGTAATAGACTTATACTTGGTATGAGTTTTGCATTTAGAGATGTTTGGGAAAGTCTATATCAGAATATCAACTTATTGTTTATTGATGAGTTAATTGATAGTGGCATGGATATTTCAGGTGTTGAAAATTCACTTGCTGTAATTAAGAAAATGGGTCGTGAGCGTCAAAAAAATGTATTTTTAATCTCACACAAAGACGAGCTTATAGGACGTGTGAATCATTTGCTTAAAGTAGTTAAAGAAAATGGGTTTACATCATATGAAAATGATATTGATATTGTAGAATGAACGATATAGAAGACGATATACACGATCAATTAACAAAAGCGTATCTTGATTATTTCAAAGCAAACGAAAAGTTTGAAAGAAATAACTCTATTAGAACACATCGAGAAGTAAGAAAATGGCTACGGGTAATACGTAGCCTAGCAAAACAACGTTCTGACGAGATACATCTAAAGCATACAACTACAAGGCAAACCAGATCAGGCGACGATAAAAAATAGGTCCAATATATAATGCTATGCAGTGGACTTATGACGGAAAAATAATAGACGAAATACCAGAAGAATATGAAGGATTTGTTTATCTTATTACCAATACCACTACAGGCCAAAAATACATAGGCAAAAAACTAGCAAAATTTAAAACTACTAAGCCACCACTCAAAGGCAAGAAAAACAAAAGACGAGGCTACAAAGAAAGCGACTGGCGTACTTACTGGGGATCCAGTGATAGACTAAACGCAGATGTGGCCGCACTAGGCGAAGACAAGTTTACAAGAGAAATACTATACCTATGTAAAGGTAGGGGCGAAATGTCCTATATAGAGGCAAGAGAACAGTTTGATAGGCGTGTGCTTGAAACAGATGAATACTATAATGGTATTATTAATGTTAGAGTAGGCGGATCAGACAAACTCAAACAGGCATTGCTAGAACAAAACATCAAGGCAAAACAATCTAACACTTAAGGTTGGCGGGCCAGTTTATAATACCGCTGAGTAAAGGGTGACGTGAAAATCACACTCGTACACGTTGAGCCGCGTCCGGTAGTAGGGCGGCAGGATTGGCGTAGATTGACTGTTAGCAATCGAAAAACACAACACAGTTCATAAAAACTCTTTAGCAATAGGAACGAAGCGAGAGGTATTACGGTGTAGCGTATATTTTAAGAATATACGGCGTAGCGTAAGATGTCGACGTAGGTTGGGAAAGGTCAGAGCCCATTGAACTAAGTGTATAAACAAATAACCTACTTCCAATGTCTCGGCTGTGGCGAACTCACATGAAGACCAAGATTAGATGGAACCAGCGATTAGGTTCCGTCTGACTGAAACAATCTACATGAAGTAACTACAATATTACTTCGTAATATTGCTTTAATTATTGTTTATCACTTCTATCACACATAATCAAATACGAAGTAAATAGTTTGAGCGTTAGCGAAAACAAATATCTACGAAGTAGATATTGAATATATATGCATAAATAATGTATAAGACAAATATAGGTAGGAACACTAATGAGATTAATTGATATTACTTCAACAGATTCTGACTTAAACGAAGCACCTGCTGGTTTTTTTAAACAAGGACTTAAGAAGATAGGTGCAAAAGCGGCCGCTAAAGTTGGAATGAAGGGTACAGCCGCAAGTTTAGCCCAGCAAGTAGACACTGGAGCGTCAGCAAACCAACTTAAAGTAGATCTTCAAGGATACTTAGGTGGTATTGGCGGTAGTTTAAAGAAATTAGATGCTACTGAACTAAAAGCATTTTTAGCAAGTAAAAAAATGCCTACTAATTCAGTACCTGCAAGCGGAATTGTTCCTCCAAAAGAATTAGATAACATCCTTTTAAAAACATTACAACAAAGTAAAAAAGTTACAGGCGCACCGGCTGTTGGAGCAAAACAAGATCCATCAGCAATCGGAAGCGGAACAGCACCAGCAGGTGGTGGACAAGCACAAGGTGGATCACAGGCACCACAAGCACAAGGTGGACAAGCACAAGGTGGACAAGCACCGGCACAGGGTGGCGGACAAGCGCCAGCGCCAAACGATGCTAATAATGACGGTAAAGACGATACAACAGGAAAAGTTATTCCAATGAAAAAACCTGGAGCGGCACCTGCCGCAGGCGGACAGGCTTCTGCTGGAATTCCTGATGCATTACAAACACAATTAGATGCGTTGACGCCAACTGAGAAAAAAGCACTAGCAGGAATAATATAATGAAACTAACAGAAGTAACAGGTTATAATTCAAAAACAGCACAAATCCTTAAAGAAGGATTTCAAGATCTTACTGAAACACAGATTGTTTATCTAAACAGGTGGGAAAAAGAACTTTGGCCATTAGTTGAACAATATGTTAATGAAGCGGCACAACAATTAACTCCAGATCAAATACAAGATATTTTTAAAGGAGCCGAAAGTGTTGCTGATGCTAGTGGCGAAAACAAAAATACACTAGGAAAAGCCGCCGGTGCTGTAGGAGCGGCCGCTAAGTTACCTATAGATATTGCTAAAAAAGTAGATGCCAAAATTAATGAACTTGGTAAAATGGCACAAAATGCTGGTCCAGTTAAAAACATGGATCAAAAATTTGAGCAACTTAAAAAAGACATTACTGCAAATAATTCAGATTCAAAAATTGTACAAGGAATACAAAAAGTAAGCGATTGGGCAAAAGAAAATCCAGGCAAAGCAAGTATTGCTGTAGGTGTTCTTACAACTATAGCGGCTTTTGCAGGCGGACCAATGGGTGGCGCGGCCGCTGGTTTGGTATTACGTGCTTCTAAAGATTTATTACAAGGTGAAAAATTATCAACAGCAGTTGGTAAGTCAGTTAAAACAGCGGCATATGGTGCTCTTGCTGGTATGGCAATTCAAGGTTTAACTGATAATATGATTGACAATATTGCAACAGGTAGCGAAGCAGAAGCAGACGCAATGCTAGATGGTTTTGAAAAAGCTAATTTTCAAGCGTCTGTAGATGGCGCGGCGGCAGAAGCGGGTCTTGATGCAGGTGTGCTTGATGGTGCTATGAACTATAGCAGTGAAGGTAACATAAACGGTTTCTATTACAACTATGATTTTACTATGACTGCAGATCAAGTTGAAAAATTTAAAGCACTTAAAGATGCCGTAACAAATTCAAAAACATTCAGCCCAGAGTTTTACAAAGCGGCTGGCGAATTACACGGATTTCTTTCAACAGCACAACAAGCAAACACAGACTTATCAGCACTTGCACGAACAATAGCAAACATTCCAAAAGATGTGTTGACAGGTGATCAGATGGATGCGGCAATCGCTGTGCTTGACAATGCAGATGAAGCAATTGAAAAAATTATGGCTGTAGGAGGAGGCGCGGCTTCGGCGGCACAAGGTGCTCTTGCAACTGTAGATGATAATAATAAAAAAATGCACAAGGTCAAACCAATTGATCCTGAAGAAAAGAAACAATTAGAATTAAGTTTAAAAGGCGGAGAAGATTCTCCAGCAGACGATAAAGTTGCAGTGCGTGGAACTGAATCTGTAGATTTTTCTAACGACATGGATGTGTTGTTTGATGAATGGTTGCGTGAAGCAGACCCTGCACAAGGTGAACTTCCATTAAACAATCCAAATACAACAGGTGCAAAAGTTAAAAGAGGTTTTGGAAATTTAGTCAAAGGTGCAAAAGGCGCTGTTGGTAAAGCGGCTAGTAAAGTAAAAGCTGGTGCAAAAGAATTAACATCTAACGTAACAGCGGCAAAACTAAATTCACAATGGAAAAAAATGGGAGAACCAACTGATGCAGGATCTATATACAATTTACTTACAACATTTGGTATGGACGATGCAATGGTGCAACAAATTGCAACAGGTGCAAAAGTTGAATTAAAACCGTCAGGTGATGCAAAGACTGTTACAACAGCACCAGGCAAAGATGCAGGAGCAAGTAAAACAGGTGATGCGGCTGATACAACTACAAGTACAGTGAAAAAAGGTGACGTACAAGAAATAGGTGGTGTGCAATACAAATGGGAAGGCGCACTATGGGTTAATGTTTCAACAAATAAACCTGTAGGAATTATACCAGCGATTGAATTAGGATTACCTAATCCTAAAATTGATCCTATTGTAGCGGCGGCTAAAAAAGATCCAGAACTTGCAAAACTAATTAAAGCACAAATAACATCAAAAGGTGTAGAAGCAGGTACAGCTGGCGCGGCCAAAGCGGCTAAAGCAGGTGTTAAAGGTACTGGTAGTTTAGATGCAGGCGGAGTTGGAGCAGATAAAACAAAAATAGTTCCAGGTAGTAAGCCAAAAGCGGCACCAGTAAAAGCGGCACCAAAAGCGGCACCAAAAGCGGCTAAGAAATCACCTAATCCAAAAGCACCACCTAAAAAAGCAGTAGCTTAAAAATAAGGTAATTTACTTTCTTTAGTAATATTAAGATTTTCTTCAACTAACTTACCGATAATTTCTCTATCAGCAAAGTCTATGGCATATGCTTCGTCAAGACTAAGTCCGCCTCTCATGTGCCAACAAAGTTTATAAGTTTCAAACTTAATTTGTTTAACCCTGTCGTCTAGGACCTTAACCTCTTGCAATATACGCTCAAGAGGCCAGGTTAAGATCCTCATACGAAAAAATTTGATTGATCAAATACAATTGGCACATCGTAAGTTTTAGGAGCACCAGCTTTTATTTCTTCTGGTGTTGCTTCAACTTTCATAGGCTTGTTACTAAAATTATCTTTAATCTTCTCTACGTGATTTCTAATTGCATTGTATACTTTTGCATCTGCATTTTCTACAAACTCTCTGATATGTGCAGTATTTGTAACAGGGTCTTCTTCCTGATATTGAATAGCACTAATACTATCACAGATCATATTAACGTTTATGTCTGTCATTGTCTTAAATGATGATTGAAATCTAGCAAGTTTTTCTTCTTGTTTCATATCTTCATTAGATACAGTTTGTAATAAACGTTGTTCTTCAAAAGTTTTCATTGCTACTGATGTAAATGTTTTATAAGACATAGGACGTATTTGTACTAAAAATTCCCCAGCTTGTAAAATATCTTCATATTTTGTAGTAGTGTATTTGTCAAGCAATGTACGCATATCTAATTCAAATGATTTTTCAATATCTGTATTAGGCACTTTAGTATTCATTGTTAACTTTTCACCATACGTAGCAATTCTTATTGCAATTAATAAAGTGTCGAGGTCGATGCTAGGACATTGCCAAGCATCTTTTATATTAGGACAACAACTTTGCAATACATCTACAGTTGACTGACCATTTAATAATGCATCAGGAGTATTCATTGTAATTTCATCCTTTGCGGTCATTGCAAATATTGGCAACTCACCGTTTTCAGGATAATCTATTGTTCCTTTTGGCCAAAACTTACCACCACTTGGTAAACTAATATAAATTTTAGCTTGCCTGAAGTGTTTTGCTAAGGGGTTAGCCCCTAGTGGTTGTATTGGTTTCATTTCCATATTATCTGACATGTTTATTCTCCAGCTAAATACATTGTGTAGTAGCACTCGTATTTATAGGACTCAGTTAAGTAGGTATTTAATATATGGCAGAAGTATCAGTAGAAATTCCAGGTATCGGACAGGTAAACGCAGTTAACGCGGCTACAGAGTCTACATTACAGGAAATTCTAAAAGCAATGAAAAAAGGCGGTGGCCTTGGTGGTGGCGGCGGCGCAGGTGGTGGCGGCGGCGTAGGTGGTGCGGCCGGAAAAGCTGGTAAAGAGCTAGGAAAATTTGAAAAAGAAGTAGCTGAATCAACTACAGCCCTTGACGATATGGGCAAAGCGGCTGTT